GGAAAGAATAATAAAAGAAGTAAGTTTAGGTAAGTTGATTTTGACTTACTCTATAAGTAAATTATAATATGCCCTGCCTTGTTTTTATTCTATCCTATTATAATACAATGAGTTATGCCAACCTAGGGGGAGTTCAGTTTAGCAAAAAGCCGAAAATTCTTCGGAAACTATACGACTATACCTTTCTATCGCTTTGCCCAATTTAATTACCTTTACTGCAAGCACTTAGAATAAATATTTATTATTTCTTCATCTGGACTTCTTCGGGCTAATTTAATATTTAATTATTTTAATCGTAACTTTCATAATCTATTGGACTTATATCAATATTAATTAAAATATCTTCGGAGAATAAATCGCCCCTGGTCGGAGCTGTTCGGCGAATTAATAAGAACTACATTATTTATGGTATAGGGGGGATAGTTTTTTTAGCAAAGATACTATAGGATAATAGAAATTACCTTCTTTTTTCATTATGGGGCATTTATGGGACATATCGGACATTTATCTTTATTATAGGTAGAAGTTGGAGTTTCTACCTTATTTAACTCTATATATTTCAATGGGTAATCTATCTACCTTTGTTTCTACCTCACTTCTACCACAGAAAATAATAATACAGTTAGATTATTTTTGTAATCTACCTATATCTACCTAATTGAAAATAAAAGAGTTGTGATTAAATTAGCAATTTAGCTAATTTAGTGGTTGCCGGAGGCAAATACTGCCTTTCTACTATTATCTACCATTTTAGTAGATGAGTTTCTACCTCATATCTACCTCGTTAGAAATAATGAAGTTGTATCATTTATTTGGGTTTCTACCTATTTCCTACCTATACATAGGTAGAAGAAGGTAGATGTCGCACCGGAAGCTTCCCCCTACCCCCAGGATAATTTAATCAATGTTTGGGTTTATTTAAGTTTTTTCTTCCCTGAGTAGCCCCAGCAGAGAAGAAAAGAACATAAATTGATAAAAAAATAGAGAACGAGAATGTGCTTTTCAACATTCGAGTTCTACTAACTTACGAGAGTAAGTTAGTCAATTAATAGTATTATAGTAACAGTTACAGTAACAATATTATAATAAGAGTAAGATAGAGGGGTATTAGGGGGGGAAGAGAGAGATTATAAATTTGGCATAAAACTGATTATATAAATACAATAGTATTAAGTATTTATATTATTAAGTAAAAAATAAAAAATATTACTTGACAAAATCGATTTTTGATATATACTTAGTAGTGTAAGCTCGTTGTAGAGCATTGGCGACGTTTCAAGCGATAGAGTGCGTGCCATAAAATACGAAAATCGCTTATTAAATTTGATACTTATTCCTTTTCTGACTTTCAAAGGTAATTGGATTGGGGATGCCTGGTCGACTTTGGCTCGGAAAAGGTTATGTATACACTCGAAAGGTGAGCCATTCCTATCTGTTTGCAAGCAGGGCAAATTGAGTAGAAAAGGATACAGGGTAGCGAATAGGATAAGTTGAAGTCGCTCTTCAACTGAGTAGCTACTCTTAATGTTATTATATCCGACTTCTTTTATTGTCGGAATTTCAGAGTGGTAACAGGAGTCGCCAAGCGTCTCCCAAGAACCACTCCCAAAAGTTAAAGCTCAAGATAAAGTTATGTTTTAGACTTTGTTTTGGGCTTTTTTTATTTTATGAGGAAAGAATGAGAAAATTAGATTTAAAAATTATAAAAGGAAATACCAAAAATTTTACATTAATTTTTCAGAATAAAGATAAAACATTTCCAAACATAACTAATTGGACTATTTATTTTACAGTTAAAGAAAAACTCAGTGATTCTTATGCTAATGCTAAAATAAAAAAAATCATTACTCAACACACTAATCCATTAAAAGGTCAAACTGTTATAATGCTAACTTCTAACGACACTAATTTATTAGGTTCTTATTTTTATGATATTACTGTAAAAAATGAGGAGTATGTTACTATTTTAATGGGAACTATTTTATTTGAATTAAATGTAACGGGGAATGTTTAATGGTTGGAGAAATAATTAAAATAACACTTGAAAAATCTCAACCCATAAATGTATTATTAATCAAAGAATCTTTTAATTTTTCTTTTACTGAAATTCCATTAATAAATATTACTATAGAAGGTGGGCTAAAAGGGGAATCGGGGCACATTCATTCAAATAAAGAAATATTAGATAGTATTTATTTTGATAATCAACTAAAAAATTTTTTAATAATTGGAGAATAAAAAATGACTATACCATACAGAGTTCCTGTTCTTGAGTCTTATGAATTTCAGCCAGCAGTATTAGATAAAGATTTATCAACTCCTCCAGGTTCTCCAGCCAAAGGCAATAGATATATAGTAGGGAGGAGGGGGCATCGGGAGATTGGTCAGGCAAAGAAAAAAACATCGCTTGGTATGATGGTGCTATTTGGAAATTTGATGCACCCAAAATTGGCACACTTACCTATGTTGTTGATGAAAATAAATTTTATCAATACAATGGAAGTTCTTGGGCTGTTCTTTTTGAAGAATTGGGTTTAGGCGATATGTTAAAATCAACTTATGATGCCAATGCAAATGACATAGTTGATAAAGCAGAATCGATAGATGATGGGGCTGGAAATACCGCATCGGCTGCGGATTTAAAAGATGCGGTTACAAAGAAACACGAACATTCAAATAAAGCAACTCTTGATGCAATAGAACAGGAATTTACAACTGCTCTAAAAGCATCTTATGATGGAGCAGTAACCAATTCTCATACACATTCTAATAAAACAATTTTAGATGCTATAGAAGTTGCATTTACTACAGCATTAAAATCAAATTATGATGAAGCCTATAATAGAAGAGCACAATACGATTCTGATTTAGGTTGCTTAACTTTTGAAATTTAGGAATTAAAATAATGACATTACGAAAAGTTCCAATATTAGATATTGACAATAAAATAAAAACAACTGACTTGGGAGGAACTGGTGCTGATGGAACTAAATGTTTATTTGGAGATAAAACTTGGAAAGTTCCAGGAGCAGGTTCTACCAATATTAAACAATGTGAAATAGATTTTGGAACAGTTCCTGTTTCAGAAAAAGAATTTATTATAACTGATTCAGATGTTTTAATTACTTCTCAAATTACAGGTAACCTCGCATACGAAGCACCAACTGGGAAGGAACTTGACGAATTAGAATGTGATTCAATAGATTTAAAATTTGCTCCAGGAAATGGGGAATTTAAAATTTATGCAAAATCACTTGAAGGCTATATCAGCGACAAATTTAAAATTAATTATTTAATAGGTTGAGGAAAATAAAAATGATTAAATATTTTTTAAATCATTTAAAACAAACTTTAAAATCAGAAAGAGGGGCTATACTTAAAAGTGGTGATTCTTCCGACCAATTAAAAATAGACCCTATAAGTAAAGCATTGAGAGCAACTTTATATGATTCAGATGGTAAAGAAGTTGCTGCACCAAATTCATTATGTCCAAAATTTGCAGTTCATTCAGGTAATTTAACAGTTCAAGTATCAGCTCACGCCGCAACTGCTGGATTTTTTTGGATAATCAATCCAGTAGGTAATACTAAAAATTTGAAAATAAGAAAAATTTTATTTAGAGTAGCTCCTACTACCGCACTTGTATGTGTTACTGCACCGAGAATTAGTATAGAAAGAGTAACATTTACTGGAACAGCTTCAGGAGCACAATTAACACCAGCGAAAATAGAAAGTTCAGAACCTAATCCCAGCGGATTAGTATTAACCGCGTCTACAGGATTAAGTTTAACGGCAGGAGCAACTATATGTGCTTTTATAGTTACTTCGGTATTGACCGCAGTTGGAGTGGGAGTTTCCCATCAGCAAGAATTAATATTATCAGAAGATGGAGAAATAATATTAGCCCCAGGCGAAGGTATTGTTTGTAGACAACCAGACGCAGGAACATCTTCTGATACAAGAAAAATTATTTTAAATTTAACTTGGGAAGAATATACCCCATAATTTTGGGATAAAATAAAAAAATTTATTAACTACAAAGGAGTAAATAAAAAATGTCTGAGAAAAGAGTAAGTAAAAGTATTAGTTTTGGAATGAGTAATTTTTTCTTTTGCAATTCTTATACTGGTTCAAATGTAACTGGGGACGATAATGAATATATTATTTTTATGGACAATAAAGGTCTTATTTTAATTGCTCGCTACAATTCAGATGGCAATGAAGGTCGTTACTGTGTTAAAGCAGGTGAATATGATACTGTAGTCGCTGGACGTGGTGGATATAATTATGTTTTACCAGCACAATTAAAAGAGATAATGAGTGAATCAATAAAATAAAAATGTCATATAAAACTAAATTTTATTGTATAGACTGTAATAAAGAAATTAGCAAACCAAAATATAAAAGATGCAATTTATGTAATAAAAAATATAGAACGCGGCACAAAAAAGAGCATAAGTGCAAAGATTGTGGTAAAGAATTAAATAATTTTTACGCCAATTATTGCCATTCTTGTGCAAGTAAAGGTATTAGAAATTCAAATTATAAACACGGAAACAATATTAAAAATAAAAAATGTATCGATTGCGGAAAAGTGATAAATATTTATTCGACGAGATGTCAGCATTGTTCGGGAATATTTAGAAGAAAACCCAAGAATAAATGTTTAAATTGTAAGAAAATTATTAGACCACAATCAAAATACTGTTTGAAATGTTTTCAATTAGGAAGTAAAAATCATTGTTTTATAGATGGAAGAAGTTATGAACTTTATCCACAAGAATTTAATAAAACCCTCAAAGATTCTATCCGCAAACGAGACAACTACGAATGTCAGAATTGCGGAATGACTGAAGAAGAACACTTGATAGTTATGGGTAGAGTTTTAGAAGTTCATCATATTGATTATGATAAAAAGAATTGCCAGGAATATAATTTGATTACTACTTGCCAACAATGTAACACGAGAGCCAATCATAACAGAAATTATTGGCAAAAGATTTATCAAGAAAAAATACAAAATATTCTAACCAAAAATGGAGGAATTTTATAATGAGTATTTTTAAACAAAAAATCAACCCCCGCACCGGACAGTTTAATTTAATATTGGATACTGCTTTATTAAAATTAAAAGGAACTGTGCCTACTGTCAATGACTTACCTTTGACAGGAAATTCCGAGAATGATTGTTATGTTGTAAAATCCAATGATAGTATGTATACTTGGAATAGTTCATCTTCTTCGGGGGAATTGACTGATTGGATAAATGTTGGAAATGCTTCTGAAGTAGATTGGAATAATATAAGTGGAAAACCTGATTTTGCTCAATTACACGACCAAAATACAGATAACACTTTGATACAGGCAAATGAGGAAATTTTAGACCAGCAGCAAACTACAGGAACATCAGCCAAGGAAGCACAGAATGAAGGGCAGACTTTTACTGTTGAACGAACAGGTTTATTGAGTAAAATAATTTTGAAAGGGTATTGCCAAAATCCAGATACTCTCACAGTAAATATAGAAGAAGTTACCAATGAATTACCAAATGGGAATGTTTTGGCTACAGTTAATATTTCAAGTGATAACATTCCCTCAGAAAGTGGAGAATTTGATGTAATTTTTAATATTCCAGCTTCAGTAATATCTGGGGTAATGTATGCAGTTACTTTTAGTTCATCTGGTGAAGTAGAATTAATAAAAAATAACACAAATGTTTATAGTGGAGGAAGCAGGGTAACTGGTGGAGCAGGAAGTTGGAGTAAAGTTGCTGAAGATTATTATTTTGAGACTTATGTAACTATTAATGAAACAGAATTGATAAATAATGGCTTATTAAAATCGGATTTAGATGTTGCTTCTGGTATAAAAATAGATGGCAGAGATTTATCTGTAGATGGAACTAAACTTGATGGGATAGAAGATGGAGCTACGGCAGACCAAGTCGCATCGGAAATTCCTACTGATGAGACAGGCATAACTGTTCAAGAAAGTTTAGATAATAAAGAACCTCTCGGAGCAGTTTCTACTCACGAAGGAACTTATGACCACAGCCAATTGGCTGGCTTGGCAGGAACTATAAATAAATTATTTTATAATTTAATGTTAGGATTTTTTAAATTAGCAGTTCAAGGAAGTTTAATAAAATTTAATTTATTAGATGGATTAATGGATGAATTTGAAGATGAAACCGGAGTAGACACAGATACATCGGAAAATCAAGATTATGATTCTTCAAATGATTTATACAAACCAACAGCTACTGATAATCTAAAAGATAGCAGAGATGTGGTGGTAGATAATAGAGTAGGTTTAAGTAAGACCGGTCAAAGTTTGTTAGCTTATCCTTTTACTCCTACTGAAAATTACGATTTATCTAAAATAGCTGTTCAATTAAGAAAAGTAAATTCTCCTACGGGAAATATGTGGGTAGAAATTTATTCTGATAATGGAAGCGGCGACCCGCTTACTCAGATAGGAATAGATAGCTCTGCATTAGATGTTTCGGGAATATCAACAAGTGATACTTATTATACTTTTACTTTTACTACACCAATATCATTGACTTTAGGAACAAAATATTGGATAGTTTTAAATGATGATAGAGGAGTAGATAATACTAATTATATTGAATGGTGCGGAAATGTGGAAGTATTAACTGCTAGGGGGCATTATTACGACGATGCGGTTTGGTCGTATTGGAACGATGTTAATTTTAATTTTAAAACTTATAATACAATTTTTAATAATATGACTCTTATTTCTTTGGCAACAATAGCAGAAGAAGCACCAACACAATCTCGTATAGTAATTATGGAAGAAGATGTAGATTCCATTACTCTTAATACAGATTTAAAGGCGTATATTTCAAGAAATAATGGTTCTAATTGGACACAGCATACTTTGACAGATGAGGGAGATTATGATACTGGAAAAAGGATTTTAGTATCGGATGCGGTAGACATTTCTGGACAACCTTCTGGAACACAAATGAAATGGAAAATTACAACTCACAATAATAAAGATTTAAAACTTCATTGTGTGGGAGTAAATTGGTAATTTTTTGAGGGGAAGAATTCTTCCCCTCCCAAATAAAAAAGTAGGGTAGGATGGAGCGAGAAAAACTTTTTAATAAATATAGAAATTTACCACAATATAAATCGCTGACTGAAGAAGAACTCTACAAAAAAGTAGATGAATATCTTCAGAAAGACGAATTACTTGGCTCTTTGAATTTTGCTATAAATTCAGAAGAAAGAAAATTTGCACAAAGTTTATTAGATAGGTATCTTGAGGAATCTTCTCTTGAGAGTGCAGCCGAAAAAGATACACTTCGCCAGTTAATTGATTTGGAAATTCTGGCGGAACGATATAAAACTATTCTAAGAAAGGAATATGAAAAAACTAATCCAGCAATCCCAAAAGATGATGTAGAACAACTCAGAGAGACTGAAAAACAAATTTTGGAATTAAAGGATTCTTTAGGTTTATCAAAAAGAGAACAATCGAATACATTAGAAGAATGGAATCTTCTTTATAAAAAAGCATTAACTTATTACAAAGAAAATGCCGGATGTAATGTCGCAAAATGCCCCTATTGTAAACGACTATATTTAATTATGAAGGATATGCGAGGGCACACCACAGAAAAAGTTACTTTTTTTAAAAAGACAATACTTTATAATAAAGAAATGTATAGATGGTATGAAGAACAAAAAGTTACCAGAGAAGAAATGGCTACAGCTTTTGGGGTCGCTCCAGAATTTATCGATTTAATATACGAAGATATATATAAAAATGATAAAGTTCAGGAGATTATAAATGCTGAGTAAAATATCACCAGAAGAGCTGGCAGTATTTGAAATTTTAGCAAATCCAATTAGTTGCACTGAGGTGATGTTTAGTAATTTAGATGATTTAAGTTCTTTTGAAGAAAATAAATTTGCAGAAGTAAGAAAATACCAATATCCAATGTTAAGTTTTGAAAGTCAGTTCTTTGAAAATCCAGAACTAACAAAAAAAGAAAATTTTAGAATAAAGAAAGGATTAGGTGATTGTCTTAATTTTGGTGGAAGACTTACTGGAAAAAGCTGGATAGGAATTAATGTCGATATACTTCTTTCGGTGTGGCATAAAATATGTAAATGGGGAATTCTTTCCAGTTGTGATGCTGCTAAAATAAGTGGAATAATGCAAATAATAATTCCTGCTTTTGAAAATCATCCAATTCTTAAATCTTTAGGAATAAAATCAAGAGCGAATCCATATTTATTAAATTTTAAAAATGGGGTCAGAATAGAATCTGTAAATAATACTTTTGCAGGAAAAGCTCCAGGAAAAAATTGGTATCAAAAACATGCCGATAAGAATTGGGAAGAAGAAGGAAGTTTTCTTACAGATGCAATTTCTAATAAAAAATTAATGGCACAATCAGAAATGGGAATGGTGGAAAGATTATCTGGAATGACCAATTTCAAAAAGCAATCTCCGATTGGAAGAAAATTTCTTGATATAAAAAACGAGAATATTATTGTAAATCTTCCGAGTTACGCCAATCCTTCTTGGGATTCTGAAAAAGATGAAGCAGCCCAAAAAGAGTTCGGCGGAAAACAATGTTTTGATTCTAATACTGAAATTTTAACTAACAATGGATGGAAAAACATTTTTAATATTAACAATAAAGATTTAGTAGTTAGTTGGAATATAGGAAAAAATATTACAAAATATCAAAGAATTAAAAGCATTTTTAAATATGATTACGAAGGGAAATTATACGAATATAATAATTTGGTAATAGATTTTTTGGTTACTTCTAATCACAAAATTCCATTTAAAACACCAAAAAAAGATTTTAGATTAATAGATTTAGAAACCATTCTTTCTCATAAAGCGATTAAGAAAAATTATCAATTATATGATACTGATTTTTGTTTAGAATGTGGATTAAAATTAGATAAGTCATATAAGAAAAAACAAAAGTATTTTTGCTCTTATGGATGCAAAAATAAATATACTTCCCAATATGAATTTTATCCTGTAAATAAACTTCAACTAAATCAGAATATGAATTGGATTGGAAATGAAAAAAAATCTATAAAAATCGGCAAAATAAAATATAATATGGATTTCTTTTTGCAGTTTCTTGGATGGTTTGTTAGTGAGGGGTGTGTCTATGAGTATAAAGAAAAAAGAGGAATATTTGAATGGATTCATTATAGGATTCAAATTTCTCAATCAAAATCCCAAGAATACATTCAAGAAATACAGAACATATTATATAATTTAAATCTAAGAGATAAGTTTTCTTATGGTGGTTTTAGTATTACAAATAAAGTTTTAGGAAAATATTTATTGAAAAATTGTTTGAAATATGCCAGAAACAAAAAAGTTCCTAATTTTATAAGGAATTTAAGTAAAAGACAGATTAATTTATTTTTAGATGCTTTTAATAAAGGCGATGGAGATGGAAAAAGGAAAAACTATTATACTTCATCTAAACAATTGTCGAATGATTTACAAGAATTAATTATTAAATCAGGAAATTATGCTACTATTAGCTATCGCAAAGATAGAGACCAATATTTAATTAGTGAAAGGAAGAGTATAAGAGAACCGTATATTTATGTAAATCGAATAAAAGAAATATATTATGAAGGAAACATTTGGTGCATTGAAACCGAGCCAAATCATACCATATATATTAGAAGAAATAAAAAATGTATGTGGTCTGGAAACTCTCCTGGCTACAGGACGCAGATTTTGGGACAAATAGTAGACGATGGTGAAAGTGTCTATGATATTGAGAGAGTTCGTTTATGTTATAAACGAGATAAAGATGGCGAACCAATACCTATAAAAGCGTTTGAAATAAATAAAAATAATTTTCATCGTTATAAAGAAAATTTAATTTTAATTAGACCCAATAATGCAGAACGAATTTGGATTGCGGTAGATAAAGGAGAAGGTTCAGCACCCACAGAAATAATAGTGCTATTTGAAACAAAAGAACTTTATAAATACGAACTTAATATTACGACTTATAAACTTTCTCCAGATGAAGATAATGAAATTGTTGATTTTATTATTGGAATATTGCGAGCCAATATTGTAGGAATTGATGTTACTTCCGGCGGTGGAAAAGCAATGTTCAGTTATTTGGCAAAAAAATATAATACAGCAAATGGCGAACATATTTTTGGAGTTAGTTTTAATGAGAAAATTTCTATAGATTTTGAAAGAGACGAAAAAACAAATGAAATTTTAAGAGATAAATCAGGAACACCAACCTATAAGGAAGAATATATCGTAGATTGGAGTATTCAGAGAATAAAACACTTATTCTATAATCAAAAAATTCTCGCTCATTTTGATAGTAAATTAGATGTTCAGTTTGATAATGAAGTAGTTTTAAGAAGTGATAAAAGAATTGTTTATGGAAATAAGGGAGCTGACCATTTGCATCAGGCATTTCAGGTTTTCAGTATTTGTCAATGGAATTTTGAATTTAAAAATATAAATCCTGTAGAAGAAAATGAAAAACCAGGAATGGGAGTTTATTAAAAAGGAGTTATAAATGGCAAATGATTTTAATATAACAGATGCTTTGTGGCAGAAATTTATTTCCGCAATGTTTTCTTCTGGAGGAATATCTATTCCTGAAGATTTTCACGGAAGATGTGCAGCAATATCGCAAATGCTCGATGATGATGTTACGGGAATAGTGAATACATTATTAGAGTATTCCATTAATTCCTCTTCTGAAGCCAAATTTAAAATAGAATGTTCTAATCAAACTTTAGAGGATTTACTAAATCTTTGGTTAGAAAAAATAAATATAAATATTGATGGAGTCCCCACTGGATTGCAAGAGTTAGCGAAAGAATATTATCAGGAAGTAAAAAAAGGTTCTTCATTATGTCTACTAAAAATTGGTGATTGGAAACCTACCAAAATAGGAAATAATGAAATAAATGTTCCTACGACCTTATGGTTTCATAATGGAGCTTCTGTTTATATAAAACGCCCAAATGAAAAAAATTATAAACTTGGAACTGAAGAATATTATAATGATAGTGAGTTTAAAAATATAATAAAAAAGGGCAACGAAGACATAATAGTTCAAAAAGCAGGAACAAGATGGATAACCAAATATCCCTCTCCTTATTGTATAAGAAAAGGGATTCTTAAAAATTATTTAGCAATCGAAGTATTGCAATCAAAGGGAGACGAAGCAGTTCAAAAAGCGTTACCATATATACTACAACTAATAAAAGGAACCGAAGGTGCATTTTTTAAAGGATTAAAATATACTGATAGTGATATGCTTAAAATTTCTGCTGCTATAAAAACAGCATTTAAAAAATATAAAAATGAAAAGGCGGAAGTTCCATTATCTACTACACCATTTGATGAAGAGTTTAAACACATTATTCCTGACCTTTTGCCTTTATTAAGAGAAGAATTATTTAGGCAGGGTTATAGAGCATTGTTGGCTGGCTTAGGTTTTGTTGATTTATTGGAGATTGCTCAATCCCGCCAGGAAACAAGACTAAATCCTAAACCATTTATTGCTGAAATAAATTCTGATGTTGAAGGATTTAAAAGTATTTTAAAAGAAGTAATTTACCTTATCATCAAAGAAAATAAAGAATATCATACGAAATTTTTTAGTGAAAATATATCACTAAAAATAGTTAGCAGTTCAATAAAAATTAATACTGAACAGATATTATCTGATATTAGGTCTGCTTATGATAGAGGAAATTTGAGTTATGAATCTTATATTAGTTCTTTGGGATTTGATTATTCAACCGAAAAAGAAAGAAGAATGAAAGAAGTTGTAGACGATGAACAAGAAATTTTTTATCCCAGGATAATTGTTAATCAAGAAGAAAAAGCCATTGACATAGTAAAAAAGCAGCCAAAAACGAATAAACAGGAAAATTTAGAAGATGAAAATAAAAATCCAAATTCGCCTGAATCAAAGAATTTTAAGAAAGCTGAAATAATCGATGACCTTGAGATAGCACCATATAAAAATTTAGATGAACTACCAAAGTATATAAAAAAGATGACAAAGCACTGTCAAGAGGTCTTTATGGCAACTTTTAATTCTGTTTATGAAGATACGGGAGATGATGGAAAAGCGATGGCGATAGCCATCAATGCTGCTAAAAGATGTATGAATAAGCAAGGTTATACTTATGATAAAGAAACAAAAACTTGGAAAAAGAAAGAATAAATGAAATATAACAAATGTATAGATTGTAACAAAAATTTACATCCACTATCAAAATATCAAGGTTCTATACGATGCAAGTCTTGTGCAAGAAAATATCAATATGCTACAAGACCAGAAACAAATCCATTGTTTGATAAAAAAGGCAAAAATCATTATCAATGGAAGGGTGGCAAAGATTCGAGAAAATGTTATTGTATAGACTGTAATAAAGAATTAAATGAAAGTGCACATTATAGAAAAGATAAAAGATGTAAATCTTGTTATTATAAAACATTAAAAGGTGAAGGCAATCCGATGTTTGGAATTCATCGATTTGGAGAAAAAGCTCCTACATGGATAGATGGTCGTTCTTTTGAACCTTATACAAAAGAATTTAATTCCGAACTTAAAGAATTAATTCGTGATAGAGACAATCATGAGTGCCAGAATTGTAGTATGACCGAAGAAGAGCATTTGATAGTTAGAGGTAGAGTTTTAGATATTCATCATATCGATTACGATAAAAAGAACTGTGAAAAAGAAAATTTGATTACTTTATGTAATTTTTGCAATGTTCGAGCCAATTATAATAGAGATTATTGGCAAAAATATTATATACAAAAATTGGAGGTTTATAAAAATGAAAAATTGTAATAAGAAAATATTGGCTCAATATCTTTATGATTTAGCAAAAGAATCAAAAAGTGAATTTATTGAAATATCAAAAGATTCTGAACTTATAAAAATAGCAGAAAAAATGAATTTGGTTGTTCCCAACCCAGATATAGCTATACTAAAAACAATTTACGCAAGAACAGATGTTCCAAATAGAAATAATATTGTATTGCCTAAAGAAGCAGCTAAAAAAGCACTTCCTACACTTGTGGGGAAGCAAGCCAACTGGTCGCATTTAGGAAAGAATTATATATGTGGGTGGATTTTAGATGCAAAGTTAGAAAAAGATTTAATTGTTACTTATATAGCAATATATAAATCTTTATTTCCAGAAGAATTTGAAAAAATGAAAGAAATGGTAAAGGAAAATAAAATGGCAGTCTCCTTTGAGATATGGAATAAAGATGAAAATGGTAATTCTGTTTTACATGATTTAGGAAATGGTATTAAATCAATCGACCCGATAATTTATCATGGAGTGGGTATTCTTATTGAAGGCGAAACTCCAGCATGTAAAGAAGCGTATGCAGAGAAATTACTGGCTACAGCCAATAAAAAAATAATAGATGAAGCAGAAAAAATAGCAAATGAAGTCTTTAATCAAGACTTAGTTTTTGCAACTTTGGTTACAGAAGAACCAATCTGCGTAAATTGTGGAAATTGTAATCATGGAAAAGAAGTAAAAATAGTAATAAAAAAGATAGATTCTGAACAATGGATTTGCCCCCACTGTGAAAAAGAAATAGGGGAAAAAGAATTATTCTGTGATGAAAACCAAAAATGGTATCATCGCCCTTGTCAGGATAAGGGAGAAATAATTCTACCAAAAGAAAATAACAAAAAGGAGGAAAGAAAAGTGGAATTAGAAAAATTATATGCTAATGTTACAAAAGAAGAAGAAATAACTTTTGATATTGCTATGGCATTTTATTATGCCACTGATGAGGAAAGAGCCAAATTAACCGAAGATGCTACCAAATGGACGAGAAAGTTCATTAATGGATTACCAGATTCAGCGTTTGCTGCAATCGAACCAGCATATCCAGAAAAAACTCAGGATAAAAATGCAAGGCATCTTCCTCACCATAATGGCGAAGGAGATTTAGGGAAAGAAAAATCTAATGCAAATTTAGATTTGCCTCATTATAAAAATGCTTTGGCGAGAGTTAGTCAGGTGAAACCAATATCTGATTCTATTTCTGCTGAAGATTTGCAGAAAAAAGCAGGTGCACATTTGGAAAGACATAAGGATGCTTTAGAGAAATCTTCCGAGGAAACCAAGCCAGAAATTATCCCAGAGGAAACCAAGCCCGTTAAGGGCGATGAAACGAATCCTGCGGAGATTAAAGGCGAAGAAACGAAGGAAGTAAAAGCTCAAACTCCGGTAGAAACAATAACACCGAAGATTATAGTTAAGGTTACTCGTATAAGTAGTGATATTTATGTTGATACTTATAAAGATGGAACTTTGTCAGGAACATCGGAAGGAAAAAGTTCTTATAAAACAATAACCGAATATTCCGATGGAACTGAAGATGTAGTTGAAGGCGAAATGCAATATGTAAAGAAATACAGTTTTGCGGAGTTAGAAGAGGCAGTAAAGAAAGCTAAAGAAGAATTAATAACTCTTCACGTTGCTGACTTAGAAGCCAAAACTAACGAAGTAAAAGTTGATTTAGAAAAAAAGATAACTGATAAAGAAACAGAAATTGCGAATCTCAGAAAAGAACTTGAGAAGAAATCTCAAGAACAGGCAGCCGAAGTAAAACCAGAAGAAACTAAAGCGAGCCTTGAGATTGGCGATACTACACAACCAGATACCGACCCTTCACGGAAAAGACAAAAAAAGATAAACAGGATAGCCTACGGGCACGATTAAATTCAAGGAGAAAAATTTAAATGAAACCTAATGACATTACCTTAGAGTTAGCAAAAACTATCGGTCAGCCTATTGACAGTGCGTTTCCAGTTCCAGTGGAACTACTGGAAATAGCGGATATTGATAGAGTTCCTTTTGGGGAAAAAGTTTATGTATTTGATTATGATGACAATACTGATACAGTTTATTCTGCCGGATTAGACGGACAAGTAACAGCAAATCGCAAAAGCCCTTCCGGTTCTACTGAACTTACGTTTGTCGGTTTACAGTCAGAACTTTCTTATGTTTCTCTTCATTCGTTACAGGATTCTACGGACAATACCGCTTTAGCAAGAAAGAAAGTTTCAATAGGTCGCTCTATGGATAAGAAAGAAGTAAAGATGATTTGCGACGCTATTTTGGCACTTGATGGTGACACTGGCGAACCTGATTTAAGTGTTAGTTGCACTGAAACTGGCGACGATATTTGGACAGTAATACAGAAAATGATTGAACGGGTTGCTGATTATGGCGATAATTTTATTTTATTAGCTGGTGCTGATGTTGTAACCGCAATAAATAAATATGATAGGGATAATGTAGATAATTTCCATTATAAACTTACGATTGCAGAAGATTTATTGGCTAAGAATAAAGTAGAATTAGTTAAAGTTATCGGCGAGATAAAAACTGATAGCGGTTCTTCTCTTGCAGTTTTAGATTCTAAGACAGCTATATTGGTTGCAAGAAATTCTAAAATAAAAGGCGTTGGCGGAAAACCTATTCTTTTTGTGAGACGTTTAATAGACCCAGGAGTTGCAAAAGAAATGGGCATTGCTCCCGATGCAGCCGAAAGATTAATCAGTAATCTCGGTGGGTTACAGGTAGTTTCTACTACCAATATTTTAGGATACGGCGTTATTGGTTACGAAGCAATTACATTGGCTATAACTCGTTATAAAGATATTTGTTACTGTGATATGGACGCAATTCTTAGTTAATTTTTGATATAACGGAAGGGGCTAATAACCCCTTCCCCACAACCAATATCAAAAAAGGAAAAGAAGTGATAAAAAAACTTTCACCTAAAAATGTCAATGATGTATATTACTTTGTTTTAAAAACAAATGATAAATTTTTTGATTTTTACATAACGATAAATAAAGAAAGAGTTTTTCTAAATAATATAAATACTATAAGACGATTACTTAAAAATCAAAAAATATACGCTCTTTATGATGGCGAAATAAAAGGACTTCTATTAATATTTATCGAAAAAGGATTTCGCCGTTACTTACGAATTTTAACCAATGACCGGAATGTTACTTGGGCATTATGTAGATTTTTTTCTTGGAATTTCTTTGATGAGACATATGCTAAATTAAAGGTAGGAAATCCAATATTAAGAAGTTTACAAAAAATTGGTTTTATCGAGAAAGGAAATCGGGGGAAGGAGATTCTTCTTTATAGACCCCGACAACCTAAACACTTTTTCAAGGGAGATAGCGAAAATGACCCCCAATGACCTAATCGCAAAGTTAAGGAATCTTTTACAGGACAATCTAAAACCACGCTTCTATACTCGTTCATTTTTAGGAAGTAGAACATTTATTCTTGAAGATGCAAATATTTCGGAAGCCACATTAATTGTTGAAAAAAATGGCGTGGAATGGGATTCTGATAATTATTCTTATAGTTCTATTACTGGAAAATTAACAGTTCACGAAACTACTGGGGAAGAATTAATATCTGGAACTGATACTTTAGGATTTTATTATAGTTGTTATGAGAAATATTCTGATAGTGAATTGGAATCTTATATTAAAAATGCCTTATATTATTTATCAATATTTAACTATGAAACATTTACTTTAGGAACTGGAGAAGAAATATCTCCAACTCCAGAAGAAGTTCAAGAAAATTTGATAGTAATAGTTGCTGGTATCTTAGCAAAAGGAACAATAAAATCTTATAGGACACCGGAATTTACCATCGTATTTGGAGATAATTTATCAATCGAAGATAAAATACAAAAATTGGTGGATAATTTCTCTCCTTGTTATGGAAGATTAGATTATATTGATTTATCAGAAAGTGCAGCCGAAGAGGATTAAATGGAAAATAAAATTGATACTACATTTGACCCAATATTTGAAGCGATGCTTAAACGATTTACGAATGATGTAAAAAAATCAGGAGTGCTGGAGGAGATTCGTGCTCGTAGATACTACACAAAACCGAGTGATAAAAAAAGATTAGCGAAAAGGGCAAAAAGATGGTAGATAATAGATTTAATATATTCCAAATTCTTCGTGATGAGAGAAAATTGCAGAAAATTTTAGTATATCCTGCACAATCTGTGGAGAACGACCCAACTGAGCATACAAAAGAAAATCTATTCGGAAATCCGATTCCCATAGATGCTTATATTCGTCAGGCTTCACCAGAAATGATAAAATGGCAGTATTATGGTAGGATTCCACTTGATTCTTTGATGATACTCGCCGAATTGCGATTTTATGAAACACTTAAATCGGCTAAGAAAATTGTTATAGATGATATAGAATATCAAACAATTTGGGACGACCAAAAAGGATTTTCAATACAAAAAAGAGAATCTTATTTAATTTGTATATTAATTAGGAAAAATGTCTAAAATATTTTCAGTTACTATAACAAAATCTGGAAAAAATCCAGCTCAATGGTATCGAGAAGTTAAAGCGAGTATTTATCCAGAATTACAAAATCAAATAAAAATATCAGCCGATGCTACTGCTGAAATAATGCAAGAAATAATAAAAGGTGCTGGATATAAACTTGATAAACTGGCTAATGCTATTAATGTAATGGTTCTTAATTCTACTGGTGGAGTTGATATTGGAATTGGTTTGGTAGATGGATTTCCAAAATCTTTTAAAGGAGAACATTACTGGTATTATTTTGACCAGGGATGTGAAATAACACAACCCAATATAGGTTATTTTGGGGATAATTTTCGTGCCCCAGAAGCAGATGGTTCTGGGGAAAAGTGGCATCATACTGGAAAAGGTTCTGGATTTTTTCTTATGACACCGCATAAAGTAATTTCGCCTTTGAATTTTGTTGATAAAGGATATGACGCACTAACTAAACATATTGAAAAAGAAATTGATAAATTTAGTAAAAATTTGGAAAATAATGCAAAATAAAGGAATAAGAAATGCCATTATCCATAAATAATACTATTAGTCGTAATGTGGAAAGAAGTTTTTTAGATTATTTTTCTGACCTTTTTTCTGAGGATGAAATAACTGATGTTCGTTTAGAAAAATCATTTTCAGATGCTTATATAGGAACGCTTCCTTGTGTAGTTGCTAATCTTTCAGAACGACCAATGAATTCCAGGGAAATTGGTTCTACTGTTGATAAAAAAGAATTTATAATAGAAGTTCGCTTATTTTGTAAAGACGATGGATTTCGCCTATTTTTAGCAGATTATTTAGCAGAAAAAATTAAATTAGGATTGCCTTATTATGAATACGAAGTTAGCGAGGGAATTATTAGTGCTAAAGATTTAAAAGGAAGAATAAAGACCACAAAAATAACTGCTAACCGAAAAGAATTGGTCAATATAGAAACTCAAAATTTAGCGGATAAATATCGGCATCTGATTCGGGCAGAAGTAAAAGTAGCGTTATCAAGTTAAGGGGAAATATTATGGAAACCACTGGCTTAATTGGAATTGGAATAACTTTATTACTTACTGGATTTAATGCTGCGATTTTCTGTGTAATAAAATTCAATGATTTACATCATTTGGAAACTGCGGTTAAAGAAATAAAAGATTCCATTAAATGTATTGAAAAAAAATTATATGAAAATGCAGCAGAGATTGGTGAAATACAAGGAAAATGCAAAGCCAATCATGGATAAAAGATAACTCGTATGGTCGCTTGATAGATATACAAGCAATTTAATATTCGTATGATTTTGTTATGATAGTCAATTGATTTCTTATGGAGAAGAAATTAACCCAAAATTGACAGTCATAGAGGACATAAATATCATAACAACAAATTGAAAGATAGGAGGATTTAAAAATGGGAATGTTACACGCTGATTCAAATCACGCAAGGATTTATCCCTGGAATTCAGCAAGGCAACCTGAACAAATCGACAGGGCAATTGATATTGGGAAAGATTTAACTCTTAACACTACCAAATTATTTGAAATTGGTCGTGTCGGACAATTAGGAACGAGAAAAGGAAATCCAGCAAATGCCTATTCATTAAGACAATATGAGAATGGTGCAATGGCATTTTTTAGAGATTTGGCTAATCTGGTAGACCCATCAACCGGAGAGTCTACTGAAATTGATTTAGATGATTTGAAATCTACTCGTTTCAATCTTAGCCACGATTATACTGATGATACAGGAACTTTTATTGGTTCTGTTTGGTATCCCAATATGAGAGTTAATAAAATTACTATTAATATAGGAGACCCCGATTCTGCTATAGAAAGAAATTTTGATTTAATTGGAGAAAAATATTGTATTCTTCCTGGTTATTATGTTGCTTATGCGGAACAAGTTGCTTCAGGGGCATCAGAAGTAATTTCTTTTGGTGGAACAAGCGAACCCCCAACACCAATAGAATATAAGACAGCTACATATATGTTAATGGTTTTAAGAGTCAGGGCGGGTGTTGTAACTGAATTAACATCATCTTCATATAGCTATAATGATGGAACTCAGGAATTAACAGTAACTGGATGTTTGGCATCTGATTTAATTAAAGTTTATTATGTTTCTGCCAGTGCATATACTGACCTCTGGGAAGATAATGAAGATGACGCAGATGCTTATTATGCTGACCAGATTACTATCTATGCACAAATTGGTAGTGGAACTGGTGCTCAGTTATTTAAGTTACAGAGTATAGGCATTGATATTGCTTTTACAAGAAAGGATTATAAAGAATTAGGAAATAAAAATGTAGTTCAGACTGGAGTTAGCGAAAAAACAGTTACTGTTACTCTTGGGAGAATTTTGGAAGATTTTACTATCGAAGAAGTATTATCTGGAGAATCCAATCCCAAATATATTGACACCAGTGAACTTTCTGATGATGTAACTATAATTGTAAAAATATACACTGATAATACCAAGACTACTTTTATGATGGAATATAAGATGGTTGGTTTAGCTCCATCAGCTTTATCTGATTCACAGGCAGTTGAAGATTATCAGTCAGCAAATAATTCATTAATAGGTTCAAGTTTCTCAGTTTCATTAGAAGAAACAGTATTTTAAGTAATAGTTAAAAAGAGGAGTTGCTCAGGTTTGCCTGACACTCCTCCCAAAAGATTAACTATTAATACGTAAGGTAGGGTAAAATATTTAATTAAACTCGCAGAGCCAATCCTATACCTTATAAGATTGGCTTTTTTGCTAAAATATTAAAATGGCACAAGAACCTTTTGTTACAATATATATATGGGATTTCTGGCAAGAAAATGATAAATTATATATTATTGCTGAAATAGGAAATGAATTGGAATTCTGGGAAAAAATTATACTGGAGTAAAAATGGAAAAAAATACCAACATCGATTTGGGACTTTTAAAAACTATCTTAAGCAAAGAATCGGATAAGATTGTGGGTAAAGTAATGAAAAGGTTCGATTGCTCTGGAGACATTTCTTCTATAAAATCTAATGTCAAAGAAGTTCTTCACGAATGGACGAGAGATTTACGAGACCAAATTTTAAATATATGTATGGACGAAGATTCTTTATATGTTAAATTTCGTCAAAAAAATAAGGAGTGAAAATGGAAAAAGAATTGATTAGTAAGGACGATGCGAGAAAAATTATCGATATTATTAAAGAAAACGCCGAAATTTCTAATTTAGAAGAAATGATAAAAAATAATTATATTTCTTTTAAATATGGAGACATTGAATATCGAGTTAGGTTATTAAATCGGGAAGATAAAGATACTTTATATATGTTTTTGGTAAAAAAATACAATAGTTTACTCGAAGATAAAGAAATAAAAAAAGAATCTGAGTTAATAAAAATATACAAAGAAGTTCGAGGTATTGATATAGAAGATATTGATAAGCAGATTAGAAAATTAATTGGAGAAGGATTATCAATTCAGTTGAAGTTGGGCGAAGCGATTTCAAAAAAAGTTGAAGAATCTGGTCTTGTGGAATATAGAAAACAAATTGAAGAAATAAATGAAGCAATCGACGAAATTAAAAGGCAAAAAGAAAACCTATTGGCACATTCATTAGAGAAAATACTCGAAGCATATGAAATGGAATTAAAGGTTTGGTTGGCGTTAGAAAAAAAAGTAAATGATGAATGGACGAGAGTATTTGCTACACTTGAAGAGTTTAGAAAATTTGATGATGATGTTTTACTCATTAAAGCAACTCATTTAAATTCACTGGTTCAGATAAAATGAATGAATCAACTATATTAAGAAAAATAGCTAAATCAATAAGAAATCAAAATCTTTTTTCTACGGTAAAAGAGATTTCGAGTATTAAATTATTTCACAATGATGTCGATTTATCTTTATTGCAGCAGATTTATTTATCATATCTTTATTTTTATCATAATATCTATACTGATATTCATTTAAACAAAATAAAAGATATTGTATTAAAAGACGAGATATATGAAGATGCTTATATGGAATGGAAAAAACACGATGATGCAAAAGAAGAAAAAGATAAACCAGAAACACAAAAAGAATTGCACGTAGTATTCCATAAAAGGAAAAAGAAAAATGAAAGAAGGACACTTTAATTTTTTAATTGATATAGCATCTAAATACAAAGAAGAAGGAAATGTTCGTGCTCAACTCGAAGGCATTGATAAAGCAGTAACTAAAGCAGGAAAAAATGCACCCGAAGTATCTGCGAGATATGAAAAATTAGCTGAATCAATGCAGGGGCTTAATTTCAGTCCAGGTCAGATTAGGAGTATTTTTTCTGAGGTAGACGCTGGAAATATAAAATTAACCGCCGACCAGATGAATTTGCTTAATCAGTCATTAATAAAAGTGGGGGCAACCCAACCTCAGATAAATGGATTGATGAAATCTCTTGATGCGAAAGGAATGATTCCAGTAAAAGAAATGGGGGATTTTGAAAAGGCATTGAGAAGAGTTATGATAGTTGCACCAGTATGGATGGCTTTTAGATTTATTCTTCAATCAGTAGGCCAATTACTAAGAGAACAAGTTAAATTTCTAATAGATTTAGAAACCGCAATGGCAAAAATAAAGATAGTGGGTAAAGGAACTGTCGAAGAATATGATAGGTTACAAACTTCTTTAGTTGCTCTTTCTGTGGCTTATGGTTCTGTTGCTTCTGTGGCGTTAGATGCTGCTGTAATTTTTGCTCAACAAGGGAAAACGGTAAGTGAAGTTATCGCCTTGACGACGATAGCAATGAAGGCTTCTCAGATTTTGGGTTCGGATATGAAAACTACTGTAGATGATTTAACTGCTGGTGTAGAAAGTTTTAATATACCAGTAGCAAATAGTATATCTATCATAGATAAATGGATTAGTGTGGCTAAAAATTTTGCAGTTACTTCAAAAGATTTAGCCGACGCAACCAAAGCTGCTGGAGCTACCGCCAATCAGTTAGGAATTACTATTAATGCTTTTCTTGGAGATGTTGCTGCTGTCGTAGAAGTAACTCGTAAAAGCGGTTCAGAAGCAGCACGGGGATTGCAGTTTATTTATGCAAGATTATTAACTACCGGAGCAAAAACAATAACCCAGATAGCAAAAATACCTATTTATTTAGACAAACAAAACAAGGCGACCTTTGCATTAACAAATACATATAGGAGTGCTACTTCAGTTTTGGATGACTTAGCTTCTAAATGGAATGGATTGGCTAATACAGAGAAAATGTCTATAGCAGCAAGCGTAGCATCTAAACGACAACTTACTATTTTTATGGCGTTGATGCAGAATTATAATGCTTCATTAAATGCACGCATTATTGCATTAGATTCGGCGGGTGCAGCAGAACAAGCATTTGGCATTATACAAGAAACTACTAAAATTAAAATAGATAGGTTATCGGCTTCTTGGAATAGTTTAACAACTGCTGTAGCAGATACTGAAGGATTTAAAGTTTCTTTAGATGTATTAGCAGAATTAATTGGCGGATGGACAAGATTATTGAATACAACACAATCGATAAAAGCCGAAGGAGCAAAATACCGAGCCGAAGTGCAAAAAGGAACTGATTCTCAAATCGCACAAATTAATAGTTTGAAAGAATTAATAGAATTAAGAAATGAATATTTAAATAGACCCGCATCAGATATAAATACTAAAATACTCGAAAAGATAAATTCTTCAATCGATAGAATAAGAAAAAATAGTTCAATACCATCTGCCATAAATATAGATACTGATGATGCAGTGCAGAAATTGGAATTGTTAATAGATGATATTGCTAAATTTAGTATAAAGCAAGAAGTAGATTTAGAAATTAAGACTGATAAAGAAGTTCTTGAGGCACAAATAAAAAAAATAACAAACGAATTAACATCCAATACACTATCACCCATAAAGGTTGGATTGACATTATTTCGTGCCCCAGCGAAATTGGCAGAATTAAAATCAGCCAAAGAGGCACTCATAAAATTAGAAGAAAAACAAAATAAATTAATAGATGAACGAATGAGCAAATATGAAGTAGAAAAAACACCGAAAACTATATCTGATTTAGAAAAGGAATTAGATGGGTCAACAAAATTACTCGATTATGAAAAAGATAAAATATCGGCAACAGAAAAATTAAATCGTGCAAAAGCAAGTGGGCTATATACTAATGAACAATTATTGGATTTAGAAATTCAAATGATGGATAGTTTATATGAATTTAATAATATTCACGAAAGGGCAATTAAAAAGCAGGAATTAGAAGAAGAAAGAGTGGGTGCGATAAATAAAGATATTGAAGAAAGATTAAAATTACAAAATTCTGTTCTTGATTATCTTGGTCAGGAATCATATCTTATTATATATCAAGAAATGAAGACAAAGGCGTTAATACAAGGAGAAGAATATTTAAAAAATAGTTTTGAAGATAGACTTAAATTGGCTGCGGGAATTACGAAAGAAATTGATGAACAAGAAAAGAAATCTTCTCATATAGTTGAATTATTTAAAATTTATCAAAAATATGGCAGTGCAGTTGCCAACGAAATATCGAGGTATCTTGGAGGAGAATTAACCGCTCCCCAACTTTCTACTTCTGCAATGAAAGCATTGAAGAAATTTAGTGGTGGGACATTTGAAGAGGCCACAGCAGAAAAATTCTTTGCTCAAAAAGCACCTGGGTTTGTATTTCCAGAAGAAGTTGAAAGAGAGAGAAAGAAAATACGAAATCTCGAAGTATTACAATCAGTTTTAGTTGAACCAATGACTATAAATGTTAATATAGATTCGGAAAAAATAACTCAAAAAGTCAAAGATGCCATAAATAAAGAATTAGACAATGTAAAGTCAAAAATGAGTTTAAATATTTATGGTAAAATAGACGATTGGTAATCGGAGGAATAAATAATGTCAATTATATTCACTTTATATGCAAGTGATGGAACTACTCCAGTATATACTTTTCCAGTGGTTTTTTCTGCTAATTATCCTCATAGTGGAAAGAAATTTATCGAACACGAAAATGTTCGTTCTAAGGGTTCGATTATAATTGGAGGCGGGGAAGAAGTTTGGGATTTAACTCTTAAAGGTGTTCTTGGTTCTGGGAATGAAACCTATGGTTCTTTAATGGCTTTAATAGATACAATGGAATCATCAATAGTTCTTAATACACCTTATTATTTAAAAATTGAATCAGATGAAACTGGAGTTCCCGAATATTCTTATAAATGTAAAAGAATATCTCCAATTGAGTATCCAGAAGATAATTTACGAGTAGACCAAATTGAGTATACCTGTATTATGCGGGTGAATTCTTGGTAATTAAAAAATGAAAAATCATTGTCTTGACTGTGGAAAAGAAATATATTATCCAAATAAAAGATGTTGGAAATGTTATTGCCAATGGGTTAGAATACCAGAAAATAATGGAAATTATAAAGACGGGAGGACTAAATTAATTAAAAGAAAATATGGAACAATGAAAGATAGAAGCAAATCCAAAAAATACAGACGAGATTTGAGCAAAGCAATTTTTAATTATTTTAAAACACATTATGCTTGGAATAAAGGAAGGCACAATCCAATAAATAAAGACATTAAAAAATATCGGCATAAATATTATTATAAAAATAGAGAAAAACTTATAAAATATAGTATATTATATAGATTAAAAAATAAAACAACAATACACAAAAAATTAATGTTGAAACTAAAAAAAGACATACTTTTTAAAATTAGATTATATTTATCCAATAGATTGAGAGCGGTGTTGAAACGAAATTCTAAGTTGGAATCTACTATTAAATTGATAGGATGTTCTGTTAAACAACTTAAAATTCATTTAGAATCTCAATTTAAACCAGGAATGAGTTGGTCTAACTATGGCAGTGGTTGGAATGGTAGAGGAATGAAAGAGTGGCATATAGACCACATAAGACCTTGTGCTTCATTTGATTTACGAAAACTAAGTGAACAACGCAAGTGTTTTCATTATACTAATCTCCAGCCCTTATGGGCTGAAGAGAATTTATCAAAAGGCAAAAAGTTTCTTAAAGGAGAAAAATAAAAATGCTTAAATTATATGTAAATGTTGGAACAGATGATGTTGCAAGGGGAGAGACTGGGGCGGATTATGTAGAAATTAATCTAACGAATGACCGATTAATTTTTTCCGCAGGTTCGGATATAGTAAAGGATGGAGAACTAATTCCATCTCCACACGAACTCGGCTCTGCTGCACCTTTAATTATTGGAAGTGATGTTGAATATGCTCATTTATTTTTAGCAGATGCTTCTGAGGGGATTTTAAGAGAAATACATTTGGCAGGACATCAGAATAAAAGATATGTCTTTTGTGCTTCATTTGATGCTGAGACTTTTTCTGAACCCGCATTAGAATTATGGGATGACAGTGGTTTGGATAGTGTGGCGAGTTATGCTTTAGGTCAGGGAGTGGCGAATAATAGTTTTTTTAGAGGAATAGTCACTACAGATGGTCTGCCAGGCTATCCCTGGGTAGGAAGTAGATTAGCGGGCAGTTCTCCAGGGCATTTTCTATGGTTAAACAATGGTGGGGGAGAGGGTTCATTGGAAGCAGCGAAAGACCTTTATTTTAATTTGCGAATTACTCTTCCAGCGAATTTTCCATATGGCTTTGCCGAAGTTCCAGTAATGGCAATAAAATATACGTAAAATGAAAAATAAATATACATTCGCAGGAAAACAGGCAGTTACCGCCCAATTAGTGAATGGCGAGTTTATTTGGCTCGCTTTCTTTGGCGAAGATTCTGTATGCTCACTTTATAAAAGTAGTGTTTTTAATGTTAATTTTCGCTACTGGGATGTTGACATTATAGCCGATGCAATAAATTATATGGTCGATGATACTACTTATCTTTATTTGGCATTAGACCATTCTGTTTATATAGGAGCAAAAGTAAATAAATCTAATCCATCAAGTATAACTTATTTTACTAAAGAGATGGGAATAACCGAAGAAGCAATTGATTTAGTTGAAGATACTACTTATGTATATTTTTTAATTTCTGGAACTGAGGGAACTGGAGAAAATACCAAAATATGTAAATATAATAAATCAACAAGAGCATTTATTGAGACCATAGATTTGGCAGATGTAAGTAATGCACAAAAAATAGATATTGACAATGATGGAAATTTATGGGTAGTTTCTAATTTAGATTCAATCCCAATCTTGACAAAAGTATGGAAAGATACTGGTTGGGAACATAATAATCAAGAATTAAGTTAAAAGGAGAAAATTTATGAGTGCTTCGTTTGTTTTTTCGGAGAGCAATGGAGTGGGAGAAGATATTACCGATGACATAGAGAATATAAATTTTGGGTCTGTAGATGCCCCAAACATTGTTCCCGCAAGTAATCCAGTGATAAGAGGAACTAATTCTTTTGCCAAATATATTAGAGGAAAATTTACTGGGACTTGGACTGAAATTTCAAATATTAAATTTTGGAAATTGGAAGGAAATTATGTTACTGATGAAGTGATAAAAGCGGCAGCTAATGTAGTTTATGCAACTCCTTCTCAGATTGATACTGGAGATGACCCGATTCCTACTGAATATGGTTCTGCTCTTTCGGTTAATTCTTATGAAGGAGACCCAACAATTATATATGGTGCAACTGGAGTTTCGGGATTTACGGATTATTTGCGTCTGCAAATGCAAACTTTAATAACTTCTCCTATCGGAGTAGTTAATCAGAAACTTTTTAATATGTCATACGATGTAATCTAATTTGGAGAATAAAAAATGTCGAATTCAATTGGCAAAAAAAATTCAGAGGTCGGTAATTCAATATCTGACCTTACTTTTTTTTGGTTTGCCATATTTTCCGATGGAACAAAAATAAATCAACTTGATGAAGATGGAACTATACACGAATTTCGAGAAGTGTTAAATAAATTTAATGATTTAATTTATTTCAATTTGACAAATAAGCAAGGCAAATTATTTACAGTAAATTTACAAGAAGGAATTATAGGATTTAATGACCTCATTATACCTTATAGAAACCCCGAAGTTAAAAAAAATAACATACGTCTTATTTATTTTAGAAGAGTTTATATGACTTTTGGATTACAAGATTTAAAACAAAAGAAAGTAGAAATAATATACCATTTGGGCTATCAATATTTAGATAATCACGGATTCAATAAAAAAATAGTATTACAAATTGATGAAAGCGGTAATTTCATTATAGAGGAATAAAATGTGGTTAGATAGTTGGACTTATAGAAAAAAAGTAACTATTACAGGACAGGCTGGAGCAGGGACTAACTATCAAGTTAGATTAAAGGTTGGCGAAAGTTCTGGTTCTGCGGGAGTTAATTTTCACACAGAGGGAAATTCTTCAGATTTTCCATCCGATAAAAATGATTCTGGAGATTTGAGATTTACTTCTTCTGATGGCACTACTTTATTAGATTTTTGGGTAGAACAAGTTACTGGAACTACTCCAAATAGGATTGCTTATATTTGGTTGGAAGTCGCCGATAGTCTTGAAACCAATCAAGATGTATATTGTTATTATGGGAAATCTGGAGCAGATAATGTAAGTAATGGGGAAAACACTTTTTTATTTTATGATGGGTTTGATGATGAAAGTTTAAATACTGATAAATGGGAATGGGTTAGAGAGTCAGTTGGAAATTGGGACGAAGGAGTAACCAGCCCAGATGAACTTAATATAAAAACCACTGATACGGAATTTTGGAATGGGACTTGGACTGCACCAATATTGAAAAGAAAGACCGCAATAACAGTAGACCACGAAGCATTAGTTCATTTAAAATTTTCTCCAACGACAAATTATCATAACGCTGGAATGATAAATTATAGTAGTGATACTAATTGGGTATACTTTTTAAGGCAATATGGTGGTGGGCAACACATCGGTTTCGCTAAAAATACTGCAACTACTATACAAACAATAAATTATACCGGAACTAATTTTTGGATTGGTTTGCGTAAAGTTTCTACTACATATAATGGTCTTTATGGAACAGATTCTTTTACTCTTTCAGTTTCTAATGCTGGAACAAATACAATAACCAATGAATATCTTGGATTATTGGTATTTGATACTTCTTCAGGTGCACCGCAAATAAACGCAATATTTGATGATTTTATTGTAAAAAAATATGTTGCCACAGAACCTACCTATTCCTCGGCCGGTGCGGAAGAAAGCCATTTTATTACAAAAACAATTACATCAGTTGCACATATTAAAGGAAATATAACTCAGAATATTACATCCTCCGCTTATATAGATAATACAAAGCAAACTATTATTTCCAATGCAAATATAGTAGAAGTTTGTCATAATAAATTTATACATAATAGCCATATTTATATAGTAACTGATACTAACCCCATAAAAGTAATTAAGGTATATTTATATGACCCAAGTATTTATACTATATATACTTTAACTGGGAAATTAAATGCAAAAGATTTGGTAATTAATCACGATAGAGAATATTTATACTTATCTTCTAATAATGGATATATTATAAAAGTTAGTTTGATTGACCCATCTTCATATACATCATTTTATTTAGGAGAAAATAAACAATTATACTCAATATCTCATAGTGAAGATTATTTAATTACATTTGCTTCTGATTTAGAAGCAGATGAGAGTTTATTTGTTTTAGATGAATCTGAAAAATCCATCATAAATATGGATTTAAGAGTAAGAAGGTCAGAACAAGAATTAATAAATACTTATTTATCCGCCGGATTCGGGGCATTGATAAATACTGATTTGAGAGCAAAAAAATTATCACAATCAATAATTGAAACAGATTTGCGAGTTAATAAAATAATATATAAAGATGTTTCTTTATCTCCATTAGGGATAGAAGATTTCCATATTAAGATAAATGGAACAGAATTAGCGGATAATGATTTAAAATTAAATAGTATAAAAATAACGCATACTGCGGATAATAAGAGCACTGCGACTTTTACATTGACTCGTAAACACGATGATTTGAATAATCCGACGAGAATAACTGATAATAATATAGTAAAAATTTATTTTACAAATAGAGAAAGTAACCCCGAATTTATAGGAAAAATAATCGCATTACAGGCATCAAGCGAATCAGAATCAGTAGAAGTTTCTTGTGAATCAGATGAAATAAATTCGAATTATGGTTTAAGGACGATAGATTTGCCTCTAACTGCCCCGAATGAGCAATTGCATTTATATGATGTTTTGATTAATGATGTTTCTATTGACAATCCTTATATTGATAATCAAATTATAATTATTTCAGAAGCCGGAATGTTTTGGAATGGATTTAAATGGACTAGTAAAAGAGCAAATGCACTAATATTTGGTAGTTTTCAAGGGGCTTATGGCTATATTGAAGCAAATAAAAGCAATGATAATTTTACGAAAGCTACTCCAAGAGTAGATAACAAAGAAGAAAGTCCAAAATATTATAAAGGGATAAAAATAAATAAAGGAACAAAAATAACAGAACGTGTAATAATGGGTTTTAATTATATGGACGAAAAAAAACTCGCAGAGCAGATGGAAGAAGGAACTTTTAAATTTAAACCAGGATATAGCTATTTTTGGTATGTAACAATACAGGTCTATGGTTTGATTGGTGAAACGAGTTGGGGAGGGTATATATTCTCCCCAAGCGATGAACCTCATCTTTATATAGGAACGAATTTAGCTCCTTTAAGTGGAGATTTATATGAAGTTTTATGGGCAAATTACATAGAGCAAGAAATATTTGATGATTTAGAAGTTGAATTAGGATATTATTTAGTTGGTGAAGCTCCTTATAAAGAAGTATCTTGTAAAAATGGGAAAAGAATATCCTGCCAAAGATATATAGATAAAGTAGATGGGCTCTATTGGGGCACAGATGGAGAAACTTATGATTATCTTCAATATGTTGAAGATGTTGCTGCAATTGAATATAAAAAATTAAAAAATATCAATGGGAATATTCTTCCTATAACATCAGTTAATTTAGACTTACATATTGATGCTTATTTATATTATAAATTAAAATTGTTGAATAGAGTAAACATCATAAACACAACTCATAAAAATATCTATAAAAATTCTAATGGATTTCCGGTAAGTATTAAACAAATATCAATTGATTCTGGCACAATGAAAGTAAATCTGACTTGTGATAATATAAAATCAAATTATGAAATAGAATTATTAGATGGGGAATATCCCATAGAGCCCTTGGTGATTGCGGGAGAATTTCAGAAAGTCAGCGGAAAATTTGATTTGGCAAACGAAGAATATGTAGATGAAAAAGAAGAAGAAGAATAATATGAATTATGATTTAACAAAACATAAAATAAGAATACTCTATAATAAAATTGAAGAAAAATATACTGAATATGATAAATTAAAAAAAGAAATTATTGAACGGAAAAGTATTAATTATATAAAGAAACAGGCGGAATATGTTTTGGAAGATACAATCGGAGAACCAGTATATACACTTGAATTATTATTAAAGAATTTTCCAAAAAAAATCCTTCCCTATTTAAAAATAAATTATATTTATTATCCTTTAGAAGCATATGATGAATGTTTTGACGATTATGATTTTAATATTTTTACTTATGAATATTTTAAAACAATTCTCAATGAATCTACGGATGAGATTATATATATGTTACAGATTAATTTTGGATTTTTGGGAGCATTACCAGATGATGTTCCTGTGAGCACAATTAGATTAAAAATTAAATTATTTATTGATTATCCCAAATACTATGATGAATTACGAACAAGAAAAACATAAAATAAGAACAATCTATAATAAAAATAAAGAATTAAAGAATGATATAAAACACATAAATTATAGTGGAGAAAAATATCCTTCTGGAAATTCTATTAAGAGAATAATTTATTTGGAATCGGCTTGGGAGAATATTATATAAATGTCAGAACTCATTATTCCTAATTTTAAAGACCAGGCGGAAGAACAGTATAAATTAATTTCTTATACAAAAAGATTTTCTACATCTTTGGATATTACAGAAGAAATGATAAAAAATATTAACTCTGATTTATTAATAAATTATGATAGGGAATTAGAAGAAGAAATATATCCAATTTATCGTATTTCTCCATCGTGGATGGATTATTATAGTATTTTTGTAGATGGAGTTTTGGTATGCCAAAAAACTTCTTTACCTTATTACCAGTATCCCAATCACGGAGTAATATATAATTCTTATCTCGATTCTAATGTAGCATTATATTATGATACATCTCCTTCTTATGCCAGATATATTTATTATGATTCTTTAAAAGATTGGCGGATACAAGTAACTACTCTGCGGGTAATTGGCGGAGGAATGGAAGAAAATTCAATGGGATTGAGACCTCATTTATATCACGGAGATTTACACGGAACATATGGAGTTGACCCACTTCCTCCTGGAGAAATTTTAGAAATTAAGGGAAATTATCCAGATGCTTTTTATTTAGGCGAAATGGAAACATTAAATGTTCCTAAATTTTTTATAACTGCTAAAGGAAAATTCTATATAAAGTTAAGCGATAGAAAAATAATGATGAAATCTTTATATGAATTACAGGAAGTGGTTGATGCTATACCAGATATTTCATTGCGGTTTACTCAATATTCACAACAGTTAACGAGGCACGATGTGGGAGATGGAACTTGGCATTTTCATTTGGGTTCTGCCTATGGGCAAATTATTACTAAGAACAAATATAAAGCAGATATTCCTCAACACCAAACTCAAATGAAAGAAATAATAACCATAAAGTCAGGAATAGATTCCAAAGAGAGAAAAATATAATGGGTTACGAACAAGAAAAACATAAAATAAGAACCCTCTACAATGATTTAATTACTTCAGGAAATGATTTATATGATTTGAAATTGAAACAAGAAAAAATTGATAATGAAATTGATTGTTCTATTTTACAAATAAATAATCGAATAATAACAATAGAATATGATTGGGTGAAATTTCATTATTACGAACCTTTTTATAGAGAGATTTCCAATACGAGAAATAGAGGAATTTATGTATTTGATAATCTTTTTAAGAATTTGAAAATAGCTTGGCTACCTTTTATCAAAACTGCGGTTTTTTATCAGTATCAAGGGGATTTAAGTTTAGTTTATAGTAGGTTTTTTACGGTCTATGGCATTGATATGGATTTGGACTCTCATAATCAATTTGCGGAAGTTAGAATGAACAATACGATTCAGTGCTTTTCTATTTCTCCGAGTTTAGATGTAGATTTAAAATTAATGATTCAAATTTATAATCCCATCGGTATTAATTAATTTTTTTCTTATTTCCTGTCTCAGTTCACTTTGGTCATAATGTTCATTAGATAGTGAACTAAACATTTGCTCATAAGCTATTTTTTCAAAACTCTGGATTGAAGAAAGCTGGGATACATTATATATTTTTATTTTGGGTTCTTTGAAATGCCCAAAGAAATTATCAGGATTATTATTTTTATAATAGTCGGTTTTATGTTTGCCTTTATGATTTAATTCTTGGTCGGAATAATAATGTATATCAATTTTAGGATTGGGCGGGGTTCTATTCCAATCGAACCCACATATATAAATAATGCCATCATAATTCAATAAGAACTGAGCCAGTGATAGAGCAAAAATGCCTGTAATAACGTGGCAATAGAATCCCGATTTAAGCGGATTAATATTGTATCCGCTTCCACTTTTGACGAATATTGTATTGGGTAACTGATATTTGATAATATCATTTTTATGATTATTATAGATAATAAGAGGTTCTTTTTTTAACTCTTCATAAATATCTGGATGTTTTTCTGGATATTTTTTTGCATTTTGAGGAATATAAAATTCATTATCTCCGAAACACATACAGGTATGTGGGAAATGCTTATAGGAATAATTTATAACGATTACAAATCGGTCTTTGAGTTTTTCTATCAATTCAATTCGATATGGTTCAATTGATTTCCCGCTCCCAATTATTACACAGTCTTTAATATTTTCCATTACAATACCCCGTTGTTTTTTTTGGGATACAGTATTTACATCCCCATTTTCTACGAAATTTTTTATTAGGCAATGGTCTTAGGCAATTAGGGCACGCTAACCCCCTCAAAATAGGCTGGTTTACCCCCAAGATACCGCTTTCTTTACTCTTATTATACCCAAAACTACATAATATACCTATTAATTTAGACCACGCTTTTAGGCGATTATTTTTCATTCTATTCTCTTTCAAGTGAATCACGAACAAAACAGAGTGTCCAATAAATCCTTTCTTTTATTTCCCTGAAATTAACACTACCGCCAAATAGTCTAAATTCTATGGTCTGATAATCACTCTTGGGTAGATGGCAGACATTTAAAGAATAATATTTTTCATCAAGATACTCATAATTTCTAAAAGAATATTCTTTCTGATTCCTAAATTTGTGAATTTGTTTTTCTGTTAATTTATTTATTTCCCCTTTTGGTAATAGTTTACAGGTTTCTTTTAATCTATCAGGATGAACATTAAATCTTTTTATAATATATCTTTGTTTGTGGATAAATTCTTTGATTATTGTTAGGATTTGGGCATCAGTTAAATTTTTTATATTGATATGCAGATGAAATCCGCAAGTCTTTGGATTTATTTTTCCTCTATATACTCTAACCAAAGCAAGGATTTCTTTTATTTGCATAAGAGATTCTTCATTCCAATATAAATGATTGCTATTTTCTGGAGATAATTCAATGCCATTATCCAAACTACCATCCGCTTTAATTTCCCATCCTTTTAGGGTCTTTCCTCTATCAATTAATCGTTGAGAATCCTTTTTGGCAGGGAGTTCGATTTCTAATTCTGGAGCAAACCGGATTTTGGTAATATCAATTAATTCTATTTCTTTCTTTTTATTCTTTTTCAATGGGCACGCTCCTTATTTCCCAATATTTTTTTCTAACAATTTCACCATCATCCAATTTAATATCCAATTCTTCATCATAAATTTTTACTACTTTTCCTTCAACTATCTTTTCATTATATTTGATTAATACTGTTTGAGAGAGATACATTATATTTTTTTGAATGATTTTTTTGTAAAATACTCCAAATATTTTATTAATGGTTTTGGAACATTAATATCCATATCCAAAAATCTATATTTTTTAATTTCTTGATTTGGTCTTATTTCAATTTCAATTTTTAAATCTATATCCTTGAGCAAAATTAAAATATTTTGTTTAATAGTATTATTGGTCGTTCCTATTTTTATTATGTTAGTATCTATTGGCATATTTTTGAAAATAGATAATAAAGTATCTTTTGCAGCCCAATAATAAATTTTATTTTCATTTAATATATTAAATATTTCCTCAATTCTTTTTTCGGGGCTTGATTTAACTACTATTTCTTTTTTTTCTTCAGTTTGGGGTTCTATAGGTATTATTTCAATGATTTTAGATTTTTTTATCTGTTTATTTTCTAATAGATTTTGGTATAATGTTTCATAAGGAAGTAATAATTTTTTTGGAGTATAATATGTTTTTCTCCACTCCACGATTCTTCGTTGTTCTTCTTTTAGTTTTTTTGGATTATTTATATAGAACCGTAAAGTAGATTCCAGAGTTTTAATGTTTGTTTTTGTGAATGGATAATCTTCCCCGCTATAACTGGTTAAGGGAATTGCCCCGAAACACGCAGCCTCTAAGGAATTTCCACTCCAACAACATTTTTCTTTTCTTTTTACATATATTAAAGAATTGGTTTTTAATTCAATACATACTACTTTTCCTTTATATTTTTTAAATTTAATATGTTTTTTTATTTCGATTCCTATATTTTTACTTTTTCTAATTACGATTCTGAATAAATATTTTTTGAATTGTTTATTATATGTTCTAATGATATTTGTGCATACTCCTATTAAAACATATAATTGTTGAATATCTTCTAATAAATTTTTATTGGAATTATATATTGTAATTTGATTATTTTTATTGATACTTCCATCTCCTTCTATAAATCCATTCAGAAATTCCTTGATGATATTTGGATGTGATTTAAAAAGATAAGAGGGAATAAATTTATCGTGAGTTTTCCCATATTTTCTGAGTTCATCATAATGAATTGTGTCGGGTTTTCTTATTTTTATTATTGTATCTAATACATTATTTCTATTATATGTATATTCTGTATAAGGAGTATGCAATTTTCGTAAACATTTTTTTAACATTTTAATAGTTGATTTTTTTCTTATATGGAATCCGATATGATTTTTATGACTATATCCATCAGATAAAAACAATCCCAGGAATTTTGCCCAATGAGCATCGGTTTTATTATATGTTTTGCTATTTAACTTTTCATATAAAAAACCAGACGTAGGAATATCTATTCTGCACCTCGAAATTAAATCTTTAATTGGTTTTATTTTTAATTTTTTATCTTTATAGCCATTATGATATACTACTCTATGATTAGGAGTAATTAATAAATCAATATTTTGTTTTTTGAGATTGATTAATTTTCCATTGTAATTTTGTTTAATAATTCTTTTAATCTTAGATAATTCTATAATTTTTTTCTTTTCATTTAATGAATATATTTTGTCTGACATTTTTAAATCTTTAAAATATTTCCATCCAGATTCAGTAAGAACTTTGGTATCATCTGAAAAACAAGTGCAATGAAATTCCTCAAACTTATCATTCATATCGTCAATTATAATATCCGCTTTTCTTTTTCTATCAAGATTTTCTTCATACGGAATTCCTTCAATTAAGTCAAATTCAAAATTCATTTCTTTTTTTAATCTTTCAATAATTTCTAATACTTCTTCTCTTCTTTTAGAGCATAATGGTAAATCATTTCCCAAATTTTTTATAGTTGGGGCGAATACAACAACGGGAACTGGATTATTTTTAATTATTGATTCATTAAAGAGAAATCTAACTATAGGAAGACTATAAGTGGTTAATTCTTTGAATATTTCCTTTTGTAATGGCTGGTCGGCAACTGTAATAAATGAACTATATTTTTTAACCCTTTCTTGGTATTTTTTCTGACCCGAAGACGAAATATCATATAAAGTAGTGATTATTATTTTATCTTTTATTAAGTCTGGTATTTCTTCAAAGTCCCAAAGATGATGAGCGTGAATTATATCTGCTTTTTTTATAAGTTCAATACACTGTTCTTTTTGCGTTTTCCAAAAAAATTCATATGGAAATTTTCTAAAAAGAGACCATTTATAACTGGCATGGTATTCTTGTCCCAAAATATATACAGAAATAAAATTATCTGAATAGGTATTTATTAAATTTCGTAATTCATATCCACAATTAGCACAGGGGATACGAGCCAATTGAACGACAAGTTTTTTCTTTGGATTAATCATTTCTTTTTGTTTTTCATTAAGAAACTTTCCGTATAATTTATCTACATAAAAGAAATTAATGTCTGGATTTTTACTAAGTAAATTATCCAGGCATCCCATTAAGGCAATAAAATTAGATTCATTGGGATTATTTAAATAAATTCTGAATAATTGTTTGGGAAGTTCAATAATAGAATTTTCTTTGTATTTTTCCATTGTATCATAATATCTCTTATATAATAGATTTTTGTCTATCATAAAATCTCCGTTGGGAAAATAAAGTTTGTATTAATTGAGATTAAATAATTCAATATTTGTTCAAAAAGCAAAAAGTCTCTGTTATTCCACATTTGAGGATGTAATTGATAAATGATTGGATTTTCTTGAAACTTTTCAAAATTAAATATAAATGATTGCAAGTCTAATATTTTTTGGTTTTCATTTGAAAAATTATCGATGTTTAATTCTAAATAACCATATCCATTTACTGATATTGCTTTTTTGTTAGGTATTTTGGGAATTTTTTCTTTATAATTTAGATAATAATAAAGATGAGTTAAATCTTTATTATGCTCTATAATTCTCATTGTTTTTTTACTTATTGAATTTGCTACTGCTCCAAATACGCGAATTTTATAATTTAAATGTTTTTGTATGATTTCTTGAGTTTTATTTATACTTTCTAATTGATATTTATAAGAGGTATAAGTAAATTCAGCAGTATTGTTATTTAGAAGATGGTAATAAGAATGATTATATAATTCAATCATTCTATTAAAAGCGACTGGCATTGGAGAAATATCTTTTATTTCAATTAAGTTAAAATTCATAGTCTGAGATTTTAATGAATTAATACATTCTCGATAATTTTCTTTTCTTTGAGTAGAAATTACAAATACAGTTAATATTTCATTCATAGTTATTTTTTAGGAAACCATTCTCCAGGAGAAGGCTCTCCGATTTTGAGCATTTTATATAATTCTTTTTTTGATAAACAGATAGAATATTTAATATCGGGGGTTTGCTCTACCTTTTTCCCAGGAGTAAATATAAGAATTCTGAATTTTATTGGTCTATTTAAATATTTAGTTTTGAAAGGATAGTATATTTCTTCTGTAAATGGAATTTCTGTGTCTGAAATTAATTCTTCTTTAATTTTTTCTCTGCCATCGATTCTTATTCCAATTTTCTTTATTTTTATTTTATAAATATCTGAAATTATTTCTGCTAAATCGCCTAAACGAAACATCGGCATTTCTCTGGTAATAATTTCTCCGCCTCTTGAATTCAATAATGCCCAAAGAAATAAATCTGCCGCCTCAGATAATAATAGGGTATATCGTTTCATTTCGGGGTCGGTAATTTCCAATGATTTTCCCGCTTTGGCTGCATTAATCCAGGTAGGTAGAACTGAACCATCACTTCCAAGAAAATTCCCTCCCCTAATTAATGAGAATTTTGTTTTAATTCCTCTTCCTTCTGCTCCTCTTTGAGCACCAATAAATATATCTTCCATTGCCCTTTTAGTGTTTCCATAAATATTGGTAGGATTACAGGCTTTATCCGAACTCGCTCCGATTACATATTGTATATTTTTATTCTGCAAAATTAATTCGGTTAGATTAGATGCTCCTCCTTGATTGATTCTGATTGCTTCTTCAGGATGTTGTTGACATTCTTCAATTCGTTTCATTGCTGCCAAATGAAAGACAATATCTACATTTTCTAATGCAAATTTAAGTTTGTCTCTGTCCAATATGTCGCCAGGAATATATTCGATTATGGATATTTTTTCAAACTCTTTTTTTGCCTTTGCTCGTTTATCTTCTGTTCTGCTAAGAATCTTTATCTTTTTTGGATTAAAGTTTAATAATCTTTTTATTAAAGTTCGTCCTAAAGAACCAGTTCCTCCAGTAATAAGAACTGTTTTATTTTTTATTGTGGATTTTAATTGTTTATTAAATTCGGCATTATTCATCTCAACTCTTTTGTCCAATTACAATAATCTTTTTTAATCCCATTTTTTTTGAATCCTGGATTGGGAATTCTCCAAGTTTTTCCATATAAAGTTTCTAAGTATAATTCTGGATTATGAGGAACTAATACTTTATATCCTAAAAAATCAATTTCGTCTAAAGTGTCTAAACATTCCAGTGGGAAATGAAAATATCCCCCCCACCCTTTATGATAATATTCATTATCTGTTTTTTCAAAGATAAAGAAATCAACATTCCATTTAGCATACTTCGACCAGAACTTCATCATATGTTCCCTGGGGGCAAATTCTACTCGTTCTGCAAAGCAGGGAGCTTCAAATCCTTTGAATATCATTTCTTTGCTCGTCAATGCTTTTATAAAACCATCTTTTCTTTCTGATGGGAATTCAGACCTATATATTCCAAAATCAAAATCGTTATCGTGATAAAGGAAATCTTTATTTCTGATTGCACCCAGAAGAACCCCTCCTTCTAAAAAAATTCTTACATTTAATTCTTTAGTAACTTTTAGAATAAGGTCAAAATCTTTAATTACATTTGGATTAGTCATTTTATCTCCCTCCATAGGTCTCTTTTAGTTCCATTAATCCCCCATTTTTGATGAAATATTCGCATACATTTGGCAAATTTAGTTTTTCTAAAAGTAGTATAATCATTTGTTCTAAATTCATAAGAATAATGATTTCCAAATAATACTTTATCATATACAATAATCCATTTATTTAATTGCTTTAGACGCAGAAAAAAGTCCGTATGCTCGATGACCTGAAGTTGTTCGTCCCATTGAATATCCCCAAAAAGTTCTTTTCTTGCAATAAAAAAATTTAATACTAAATCTATTTTATTGGAATTTTTTAGCCAGAGCATTTTTTTACTTATTTCCAGGGCATATTCATAATGATGCTCTTTATTTTTAGCTACATTAAATAGGCATCCGCCAACGAGACCCATATTTGGATTTTCTTCAAAATGATGCAAGACATCATAGGGATTAGATAATAATTCTACATCATCGTCTGCGACCATAATATATGGTTCAGTAACTTTTGTTAACAGAAAATTCCTTGCAGCAGATAATCCAATGTCTTTTTCTATATGATAAATACAATGCCCCTTATCAGTAAGTGAATTATAGAATGTTTCTTTTTCGGGAGTTATTTTCCCCTGGTCTAAAAGATAGATTGTTATTCCAGGTTTGTCAAAAGAAGGGAGGCACTTTAACATCATTTGGTCTTTTTTTATTGTAGTTATTATTACTGCAATATTATTCATAAACCAATCCTTTTCTAATATGAATTATTTTTCCATATTCTTTGGTGTCGCAAAATGATACCACTATTTGAGACACTTCTCGTGGAGTAAGCGTTTCTAATTTATTGATTGGGGTATGTAATTTTTTCCAAAAAGGAGTATTCACTTTCTCTGGGCAAACGCAATTGAGATAGATTTCTTGTTTTGCGAGTTCTTCTGCCTGACTTTCGACCAGGCTATGCAAGGCACTTTTAGAAGCTGAATAAATAGTAAATCCAGGTCTACCTTTTGTCGCAGAAGAAGAACTAATAGTAACTATATTAATGGGTCTATCGTGAAATGTCTTTCTTATTTTTTTAGTAAATTCTATTAATAGGACATTGGCTCTAAAGTTTACATTCATCATTTCTTCATAATGAGATAATAATGAGTTTTCATTTTTATAAGGAATTCCTGCACAATTTATAATCACATCAACATCATAATATTTACTCAATAAAGAATCTTCAAAATTTTCCGCCAGATTTAGTTCTTTATGAGAAGGAATCCAAATTTGTTTAACATTGCGTTGTAATAAGTTTTCATAAACTGAATATCCAATTCCTCCCGAATAACCCAATAATAATATTGTTCGACCATTTAGAATGGGAGAATGAGGGAAATACTCATTATATTTTATTAGATGTTCTAATATAAAAAGGTCATAAGGATAGGTAATTTTATTGTTTGCGTGGTTCAATTTTATGAAGTTTATTTTGGGGGTTTTTAATTGTTGGTAGATTGCTGAGGTATGATTATTGGGATTTATTTCCTGATAGAGTTTCTTAAATTTCACTACATCAGGAGATTGAATTAATTTAAATTTATCTCGGTCATCGTCAAAGAGGGCATCTGTTATTGGTTCATAGGTAACAACACAATCAAATCCTTTTATGGCTTCTAAATATTGCAGTAGGTCTTCTTTTTTAATTAATGGGCGAACAGAATCTTGAATAAATACATTCTCAGGATTAAACCGCTTGGCATAATGAACTGCATTATAAAGAGTTTTTGTGCGAGTATCTCCGCCTTTTATTACTTTGATTGTATTTTTATCATAATTCTTAAACAAGTATTTGTATCTTAGGTCATTTATCGCAATGATAATTTTGGGAAATAGATTAGATGCAATATATTCATCTAATACATAATGAATAGCTGGTTTCCCATTAATCTTACAGAATTGCTTCGGTATTTCGCTGCCATATCGAGTGCCCAGACCGCCAGCTAAAATAATTGCAGTATTTATTGGTTTAATATTTTCCATAATTTTTTTAATTTCTTAATTGTTAACCATCCAAATAATTCATCTATTAAAATAAAGAAAGTAATCAACATTCCAATAATTATTCCTATACAGATTCGGTGCATTTTAATTCCTTTAAGTAATGCGAATATCTTTGCCAAATTTCTTGCCAGTTTACGGGATAAAAGTTCCACACATCTACGCCTATGTTTATAGCATCTGTGTAAGAAAATCCTTTGCGAATTCTCCTCATTTCCCAATTATTATGAACGTGGGCGGTTAAGTTGATTTCATAGTTTACATCTGCGAATTCGGGGTTATGCACTATACAAATTCTTTTCCCCCCACATTTGATAATCATTTTTTGGAGGGGAGTTTTAAAACTATTTTTGCCTTTTGCATCGTGATTGCCTTCTATCCAATATATATGCTTACATTTGATTTGTTCGACATATTTTTGTAATTTTTCTGGTTCTCCTTCCCCTCTGCCAGTTCCAGATTTAAACCCTAAATCTCCATCAAAAATCAATATATCATCTTCTTTTACTCTTTCATTGCAATTGTTGATTAATCTTTCATTCATTTTAATAGTAGATTCTTTACTTATTTTAAATTGTTTTTGTTCTTCTTGAGGTCTATCTTTTAATTTATTATAAATTGAAAGTTCTTCATCATTCATAAACGCAGTTCTTCCGCAATATTTTATTATATTTGCGTGGTTAAAGATGCCAGTCGGCAGAAAAATAAATATTCATTATTTTTCCTCCGCTGGTCTTATATGCCTCTTTTTAGTGATTTTACATTCTTTGTATTTTTTCATTTTATTATTTTATCGACTATGCCTTTTTTTAAACATTCGTCTGCTGACAGCCAAAGTTCTCCAACAGAGCATTTTCGTAAATCTAATTTGGTTAATTTGGTATATTTTCTTAATATATTATTGGTTATGTTATCTAAATGAATTAAGAATTTGGTTCTATCTTTGATAAACTGCAAATAGTCTGCTTGCCCCTCAGAAAGCGGATGTTGCATCCAATACGAATTATAATATATATTTCGTTTCTTTCCTACAATACTAATCAACGCAGCCATACTTGCACATTGACCACTAATAATAGTATGAATGGGAGCAATACTTTGTTCAATCGCATTAATTAAAGAGAATCCGCAACTAACATCTCCACCAGGGCTGTTAATTTCGATTGTAATTGGTTTCTTTGAATCTAATATATTCATTGCTTTTATTTTAGAAACTGTTATATCGGTAGATGTATTTGTAATAATATCATATAAAAGAATATATCGGTCTTTATTTAATACTCGAAAATAATATTCTTCGGTATATCGCTCATCTTTTTTGATAATATCTTCAATGGGTTCTTCGTCATTTCGATAAATTTTATTCATTATTTCTTCCCCTTAATTTTGATAAACTTAAATTATGTTGTCTCGTTAATTGTTTGGCTTTTCATAGGGCACTTTTTACTTCATCCTCATTGGGATTTCTGGAACTATCACCCAAAGAAAATAATTTCTGTATTCTCTCAATTAGTTTAGTTTTTTCTTCGATAGATAATTTAGTCATTTTTTATTCCTAATTTGCCAATTAGGGGGAAGCACAAAAATGAAGTCCCCGCAGATAAAATAATAAGCCACTTTAGTCCGAGCAAAGGTAATAAAAATGCTCCGGTCATTATCGATAAAGTTCCTGCTAAATTATTAATAGAACAAAGTAATGCAAATGATGTAGATTCTTTTCCTTTAATAGTTGATTCTGCCATAAAGGTCATAACAGTAAGGAAAATAAACATACCAAAAATACTAAATAAACAACTATAAATAATTGCACTTACGGGAGTAAAATAAATATAAAAAAGAGTAATTCCGGCTGAAATAAAAACACTTAATTTCAGAATATTTTTCAGGTCTAAAATAACTTCTTTATATTCGATAACCACACGCATAATTTTTCCTTTAATTCATTTGTTCTTATTAATTCTTTTTCCCAATTTATAACCTCCACAATTACATTTATTTTTCATTTTATTTTGATTGTTGGAATGATTATTTTCATATCTTTATTTTTAATTTTTTTACTAAATTTATAATATAAAAGTGCCCCAATAATACTAATAGTTGAACTTAATGCTCCTAATAACCCAATAAAAAATCCTGACCAACCCCATTTTCTTTCAATAAATAATAAAGGTGTTCCGAAACTTGGATTAAAATTAAATAGAAAAATAAATAAACAGCCTAATAAAAATGATTTATTTGCAAAGAGTTCTTTATAAGATAGAATGTTACCTAACAAAGATGATTTCTTTCTATGATGTATGGTAATTGAACTATGATAATGTTTTTTTAATTCTTTTAAAGCATTTTGTTCTTTATATTTTAATACAATTCCTATAATAATTAAATAAATAGGAATTAAACATAAATAAGCAAATTTATAATTAAAATGGTCGGCAATATATCCTCCAGCTAATCCTGTAATAATCCCTGCCAAAGTAATTGAAGTCCATTGCACATTCTGAAAAATATCACAGCAATTATTTTCTTTGCCTTCTACACACGCCAATCCGTCGTTTGAAATATCTCTCCAAGCAGTTGCTAAATTTCCTAAAATCGATACTAATATAATTATAGGAATAGTTAAATAAGGAGATAATCCGAAATAGAAAGACACCAAAATACTTCCAATAAGAGAAAGAATAATCCAAATTTTCTTAGTTAAGAAATTGTCGATAAAAAATCCAAATATCGGTTTAATTAACCAAGGGAGAGTAATAATCGACGAAATCCACATTATTTTTTCTGGAGTTAAATGAAGATGTTCTTTAAGATAAAAGAATAATGGCAATCCAGGAAGCCCTTCTAATCCTTGAGTTGCATAAATAGAAGCAGAAAGTAAATACAACCAAAATAATTTTTTATTTATCATTTTTCGGGCACAATTCCGACTAAAATATTATTGTTAAATTTCATTTTTTCTATAAACTCGTTTACCACTTCTGTTGCTTTTTCGAGATATTCATCATAATTATTTAAATATTCTTTATAATCAATTCCTTTATATAATGAATATGCAATTGTGCTGCCTACGTTGATATTGTTGTCGAATGTCATTTCTCTTTGCCCAATCGCCTTATTTAAAATAATATCCATATCTTTTTCTGAAATTGGGCGAATTAATTCCTGAATAATTAAATCTCTTGCCTGGGCAATATTTTCTTTTTCTAATCCCGCAGATACTTCCCATTGAATAAATCCATTACTAAATAAATCCCAATTAAAATGAACTCGATAGACCATATTATATTTTTCTCTAATTGTTTTAAATAATCTTCCAGACATATCACCATAGACCGCATCGAGCAATAATAAACAATGCGATTGTTCTATTTTGTCAAATTTATCTGTTAAGTTAATAGAATTTCCTATGAGAATATTCGCTTGAGTTATATTTTTTCTTTCAACTAATAAATCTTTTGGTTCTTTTTCCAATGAAGATGGCATATATTTTGGATTAGGATAACTAATAGTAGAATAATTTTTTACATTTCCAACTACTATTAATGTGGGATTATTGTATTTTTCTTTATGATAGGAAATTAAATTATCTCTCTTAATATTATTGAGAGTTTCATTAGTTCCTATAATTGGAAGATAAAATCCAGACTCTTTGCTATATAATTGTTTATTAAATAAATCATAAACTGCGGATTTAGGGTCATCCTCATACATTTTTAGTTCTTGGATAATTACTTCTCGCTCTTTATCAATTTCTTTTTCTGGGAATATGGGTTTAGTTGCCAAATCAGAAATAACATCTATAGCCAAATCTTTATATGAATTTCCTACTTTAGCCCAATATGCAGTTATTTCCCAATCGGTAAAGGCATTTAAAACTCCGCCAATATTGTCGATTGCTGAAGAAATTTGTTCTTGGTTTCTTTTTGGATTTCCTTTAAAACAAAGATGTTCTACAAAATGAGAAATTCCCTTATAGGCATCTACTTCGTTAAACGCTCCAGTATTTACCGCAACCATTACGAATGTAGTATTTCCTGGTTTATTTATATATATTTTTTTCATAATATCCTCCCAACAAAATCAATAATTAATTTCCAATAAAAAATAATCCAATATAGTAACTCTGATTTATAGTAATAAGCTAACCACAATCCAGTCAAAATATTTAAAACGATTAAAACTACAAATCCAGTTTTCATTATCTTATTAAGTAAATAATTTCCTTTTTCTTTTCCGAATAATTTTTCAATCCAAACAAAAATTAAATAACTTCCGTCAAGACACGGAACGGGGCATAGATTACTCGCACCTAATCCAATACTTAAATAACCAAAATAATAAAGCCAAAAAATTCCCCATTTCAATCCCAATAAATAAGGAATAACCCCCATAATAATATTACATATACACCCAGCCGAAATTAGAAAGAATTTTTTTCTATAGGTTAGATTACAGAAAGCGTCTTTGTCTGGACTAAGTTCATTCTCGCCTTTTAGTTCACAGTAACCGCCTAAAAGAATTGGTGCAATATTGTATCGGGTGTTACCTATATAAAAAGAATAGAAGGGTCGCCCAAAGCCAATTGAAAATACAGATACTGAACAACCAACGACTTTTGCAGCGAATAAATGAGCCAATTCATGAACCCCGATTATGATGATAGAATAGATTATGGTTAGGAGGATTATCATTAAATTATTTACTTTTCCACTTTACATCTAAATCAAGAATCGTTTTTCCTTGTATGTGATGTATTTCGTGCTGACAGGCAAAAGATTCCAAATCTTGCAATGCCATTGTCTTTTCTTTAAAATCCTCAGATAGGAAAGTAACTATACAATAAATATATCTTTTAGTCGCAACAGAAATCCCAGGAAAGGATAGGCAGCTTTCATTTTGTATTTTTATGGGATTAGATTTTTCTATAATCCTCGGATTAATTAAGATTAATTCGGTCTTATCTACCTTCTTGGTCTTAGGGTCAAAGGATTTAAGAACATTAATATATGAAATTGCTTTTCTATAATTAATTTGGTTGGCACTTAATCCAAGTCCGTTATGTGCGTGGCAAGTTTCTTTAAGTTCAGTTATGATTTGTTTTATATCTTCTCCTTTTTCTACTTTCTGACAAGGAACACGAAGTTCGATAATATCAGTAACTATTTTCTTTACATTAGGATTATCTTTTGGTTTTTCAGTAATATAAGATTTGGGATTTTTAATCATTTCTTCTAATTGAGTTCTTTCAGAGACAGATAAGTAACCAGAATCTTTTCTTATTTTTTGTTCTGCAATATAAATATCAAATTCAAGTTGTGAATAAAATTTATTTTTTAACATTCTACCTCCCAAGAATTAATAATCCAGTTCCTATAATTATTCCCCAATAATAGGTTAGCGGTATGCCCCAGACCCATCTTTTATGCCAATCTACATTTTTTTTGTTGAATCTTATAATAGAGTAATGCGGATTGAAGATAAACCACAATCCATCTTCTAATACAAAAAAATAACTCATTAAACCAAATGCTCTACAACTTATCTTATAAGAATATATTTCTCCTAAGAATAATCCGTGAAATACAATACTCATAAAAATAAGTAAATAAAGATGGTATCCTGTTAATGGCTTTCCACCCAATATTTTTCTAAAGAACACATTGATGCGAAATGTGGGCAGGTTTCTGCACCAGCCATCTCTCCCTTCAACTTGAATTTCAAGTAGGCTATAAATAATTGCCATAATTATCATATAAATGAATTGTTTAATCATTTTTTATTAATCCTTTATCTATTAATCTTTTAGTCCATACAATAGCAAATTTATCTGCTAATATTTCATCTCGATATTTTCCTGCTTTCGCCATAGCCAAATGACCGAATTCGTGTAATAAAAGAAATGCAATTTCTCTTTCAGGTCTACATTCTACATTTTCAAAAGATATTTTTATAGGATTAGTCGCTAACATATTAATATTAAAGGCATTTATTTTATGTTTATTGACAATGTGTCTACAGTAAGGAGTATCAAGATAATTCTCTGCCCTATATTGTCTACTATATGACTCTACTAATTCTTGATAATCACGAAATAATTCATTTGCTTCTTGTTTTAACATTTCTTCTGTTGTAGGAAAAATTATAATAGGAATAATTAGTCTATTGGGGATATTTTCTTTAAGAATATTATATATCTTTTCTATTTTAATCATTTATTTAACCATTATTCCTAAATTATGTAATTTTGATTGATTTAACAACACAATCGTATTCTTTTGTTTAAATTTAATATATTTCTTTTTAGAATCTTCTCTCCAAAATCCCTTTATCTCGATATAAAGATTAAACTTTGGCAAATAAAAATCTGGAGTATAGGTGGTGTTTCCTAAATTAAAAGTTTCGGGTTCGTATTGCCATTTAATATTATTATAGTCCAAATATCTTGCATATGCTACTTCATAAGAAGAATGAAACCAAATGTTTTTATATTTAATATATTTGGGATGTGCGATTTTCCCAAATCTGGGACTTCGCTTTCCGCTATAATATTTATCTTTATGAAATCTGCATCTTATACATCCATAACTACTCAATCTTTTTCCGCAAACCATACACCTGGGCTTTCCCCCTGCAAAACTCGGATGGTCTTTTCCTTTTAAAACTTTTCTGATTTTAAATAATATTTCTGAAGGTAATCTTTTACCATAAAATTTATGAGTTCCAAACATAGGATTTAATTTTCCTTTCCTAAAACATTTATAACATCGAACAGATATTTTGAGTATTTTTTTCCCACAATCACAGCATCGATTTGTTTTCCTATGGGAATTTCTATTAGAATTATTGTTATATGATTTTGCTTTCACCATTTTTTCTTTCTATTATAAATTCATTGACATTTTCGATTATTGGCAAATCCTGAAAAACCGCAAAAAGCTGAAATGGGAGATTCTGGCAAATATCTATTAAATTTTTAAAATTAATTTTATCTAAACATCCCAATCCATCATCCATTATAATTATTCCATCAGATTCGCCTTTTTTCAATAAAATCGCCAATTTAAATATTCCAGAAAAGAAAATCCTTTGCCCATCACTTAAATCCGCATAAGTAAGTTCTTCTTCTCCGTCTTTTATTTTTAGGAATTCTTTTTCATCGGTTAATTCAATTGATAGATTTAAATCTTTTAAAAGGTCATTAATAATAAATGACAAATTATTCATCCATTCCTGTATATAGTAGCCGGAAAAGGCATCCAGGGTCTTAATTGAATCGGCATAGAGCCGAATATCTTCTTTAGTGTATTTATAATCCGAAAATTTAAATGCCTCTTTGAGTTTCATTATACAATCTTTAGTCCTGGTTTCTTTATGTTGTATTCCATTATACAAATCATTGTAATAATCTATACAATTACTTTCTTCGGATAATTTAGTTTTGTTAGATTCAATAGTAATTTTTAGTTCAGAGATTTCTTTCTTTATTTCGATATTGTGGTTAAGATATTTTTTTATCTGTTCTTCGGATATTTTTATTGAATTTTGATGTTTTTCAATATCAGTTGTAATCTGGGTAGCCGAGTTTTCCTGTTTTTTTACTGCCTCTGCTTGTGCGAATTTTTTGTTATTTAATTCTTTAATATCTTTTTTAATGACTTCAATATTATCACTCACAAGCGATTTCCGATTAATTAATGATTTTAATTCATTATTTTTTGTAGTAAGCGAATTCTGCAATTCAATTAAAGAATTCTTTAATAGAATTTCTTTTTTTATTATATCCTCAATTTCATTAGTTTTATCTTTTCGATAACTGTCCCGATATTCTATTGAAACAAGAGAACCGCACTTATCACATTTCGTTCCTATTTTAACATTATCCAATCCAATGATTTCTTTATTTAACTTTACTTTATCATTATTATACTTGCTTAAATCATTTTCGGCTGAATGAATCTGGAAATTAATTTTTTCAATATCCTTTTTAACTAAGTCTATCTTCTTTTCGTTTTCTTTTAATTCTTGATTTAATGATTCCGATTTTTTTTCTGCTATAGATAAATCTTTATCATAATCAATTACAGCTATTTTTTCTTGCTTCGGAAGATTATTTAATTTTTCTATTATCGTTTTGTTGTCCTCAACAAACCCATTGCACTGTTCTATATTATTTAAATTTTCACTTTCCTTATTATATAAAAATTCTATTTTAGATTCAGAAGAAGTAATCTCCCCACTCAATTGATTGATTGATTGCTGCTGTATTTCTCTATCTCGATTAACATTATTGAGTTCTTCTTTAATTCTTTCAAGCCCGTTTTCGAGTATCTCTAATCTCTTTTTGGAAAGATGAAATTTATACAGTCGCTTATCGACTGAATAGAGTTCTCGGTCATTCTTTTTGCCTAATAATGATTCCCTGTGCGGAGCGAATTCGGTATCAATGAAACCCATTAGTTCCTTTTTAAAAGAAACAATCGACCTACTATCATCTAAGGAATCTAATAAGTTAATGGATTTAGTATCAACTAAACAATACTTCTTAAAGAAAGTAAAATCTCCAAAAATCTCATTAAGATAATTCTGTGCGATTGTAGAAGAATTAAATTCCCTATCTATGCCATTAACAAAGACCTGTAATTTGGTTGGGATTTTTCTAATAATGCGAATGATGTTGCTGCCGTGAGTTATTTCCAATTCTACTTCCGCAGTTTTCGCACCGGAATGAATTATTCGTTCAAGTTTTCTTCCGCAAGTTTCTCCAAATAATCCAAATAATAAAGCGATTTTAAAAAGAGTAGATTTCCCACATCCATTGGAACTATTTTTTGGATTATCGCAATTAATTCCTTTAATAAGATTAATTTGTTGAGGAATTAAAGTTCCTTCTTTGAAAAGTCCAATATTAGTTAATTTGAGTTTGGTGAGTTTCATTTTATATATTCTTCATAATCGGCTATCGCTTTGCCTATTTTACTAACTAAAATGACTTCTGTATATTTTCCAGTTTTTTCATAGATTTCTTTTGCTCTTTCAAAAGCCATTTTACTATATAATTTACCAACGTGATTTTTATTATTTTTTCCATGATATGCTTCTATGGTCATTGGTCGGCAGGGAGTAATTAAATTATTGTATCTATTTCCTCTTCCCACTTGTCCATCGTCTCCACATTCAATACTACTTCCTGTAATTGTTAAATAAGGAAATCCATTTTCAAAATCAGGATTAAAAATAATTTTTCCATACTTAGATACTTTCTTTTCTATTTGTTTCTTATATTTGGCGTATTCTTTTCTATTATGAACTCGTTGAACATAAAGCGGAGCAGAAATACTTATAGTTTTAGGGGTATACATTATTTTATAAAGTTCGCCAATGGGTATTTGTTGTAAAGCAATCATTTCATCCAATTCTTTTTTAATAGCAAAAACTTTTTGTTCTGATTTAGAATAAGGATAATAGCCTACTCCAAATGAAGTATCATTAGCAAGTATTTCTTTTGATTCTGCTATGTTAGAAAGATTAGCAACAACATTATTACATCTAATTTCTATTTTGAATTGTTTAAGATTAGGCAAGTATTTTTTTATTGTTTTTTCTATTATATCAGTTAATCCACATTTTAAATCTTTTGTTATTTTACTAACTTGTCCTGCCAAAATAAAACAAGGTTGCTTTATTATTTTCCAATCTTTAAAATCAATTCTGGCATCTCCAGCAAGAAAAACTGCTTTATCAACATTATAATGCAGAATTTTATTATAAATAGAAAGATAATACTTATCCAAAAAAGTAGCACACTCCTCAACCACCAAATCTGTTAAAGTATCTGGATGCCCTGGACTTTTATATTCTATTATTTCAAACATAATCCTTCTCCTTGTTTTGTTTCAGATAATCTTTTATAACTAATATCTATGTAGTTTTGATAAATCTCCATACCTATAAAATTTCTATTTAATCTTTTACACGCTACAGCAGTTGTTCCGCTACCTATACAATTATCAAGAACAATATCTCCTTCGTTGGTGTAGGTTTTAATAAGATACTCAAATAGGGCTACTGGTTTTTGAGTTGGGTGGAGACCCTTATCATTTTTATAGTTAAGAATTGTTGTTGGATAATTCATAAATTCTGAAATTAAATTATCGTGATGTGATGGTCTATCGCCAATAGTTGTTCCACTTACACCATTTTTTCTGATAGTTTTTTGTTTTATTAAGTTTTGGGGGTTGTATATCATCCTTTTCTCACCCAATAAAGTTATATGACCCATACTTCCTTTGCTAAAAACTAATACATTTTCGTGTCTTTTTAGTGGTCTATTTTTTGCGTGGATAAATCCTGCTCCTGTGTTTTTCTCCCATATCCACTCATACTTAAACATCTTAATATTACTCATCACCAAAGCACTGGTAAAAGGTTGTGAAGCTGTTAAAACTATTGCCCCATTGTCTTTTATTATTCGTTTATACTGTTCCCAGAGTGGCTCAAAAGGAATAACGGCATCCCACTTACAGGCAGTCGTGCCATAAGGTAAATCGCAAAGTATCATATCAATACTCTTGTCGGGAATTTCTTTTACATACTCAAACCCATTTTTAGTTTCTAAAAATATTTTATTTAACATTTCTTTTATTTCCATATTGTCTCCTTTATTGTACCTTTAAAAATAAACTAATAAAACTACAGAAAGCATAACCTAAAAATAATAAACCTAATACTATCCCTGATTTATAAAAATACCAACCAGATGCACAAAAATTTAATAAAATACTTATAATAAGAAAAGGATTTAAGTTCATTTAATTTCCTCTAATAAAATCTTCTGTATCTTATCTTCAATCTTATTTGTAGTCATCCACTTAATTAATGATTCTCTCATTGTTTCTTTTTTATTATCTTTTGGAGTATTATCTATGGTAACTAAAAAGTCCTTCTTATCCCTCATCACATAGAATTTATCCTTGTATCTCTGGTAGAAAGGTAAGAAATTTACCCAACTTGAATAATCCTTAAAAACTACCCTAACCTTGCTCTTAGGGCTGGTTTTATCCAGAAAGGAACAAAGTTCGCCTACTGCCCCAAATGAAGAGCGATTCATAGGGTTTGAAGGGGCGATTTTGGCTTTGTTTATGGGTTTCGGAGCTTTCCCTTGCTTACCGGAGCGAAGCTCTGGGGGGTCATTTTGAACGATTTTAAGGTCTTTGGAAATGTTCATTTTACATAACTCTATATCTATCAATGGATAGGGCGTTTTTAGGTCAATAAATTGCCATCCCTGGTCTTTTTCACCATAGTTATAGCAGATTGCTACCTTCTTATTAATAGCGGGGTCTTCCCCGAAACTAATAAATCTAATGCTCCCAAGTTGGCATAAATTTGGTTTTACCAACTCGAAAATATGCCCGTGCCCCAAAACCACATTCCGATAATCCTTTAATTCTGATTGGTTGATTGTTCCGCCTTTATTTTTGGTAGATTGTTTAACAATAAAGTGCCCAGCGAAAAGACGGTGTTCATCCTTCCATTCTTTACAAACTAAAATATCATCCCGCAAAATTCCTATGTGGTTTATGACACTATCTTCTTGGGTCGTGCTTTCGTGTGAGTTTGCCGCAATTAGAATTATTTGGCAATTTAATTTTTTTATAAAAGTAGAAAGAAAATCTAATTCTTTTGAGGTGGGCGAAATGCGGTCAAATGAATCCCCAGGAATGATAATTTTATCTATTTTATTAGCTTCTTTGATTTCAAGGATTTCATTAAAAACCAATTCTAATTCCTCGAAACTCTGCTCTTCGATATGAAAATCGGAAGCGAATAATAAATTCATCTAAAGCCTCTTTCTTCTGTTATTCGGGGTTAAACTATTTATTAAATAAATAAAAATAGATGGTCGGCGAAAGTTGATTAACCCTCTTTTGCGATACGGATACCACCAATAAATCTGCCAAAATAAATCCGTCATGCAAACCAATGCCAACATAGAAGAAGTAATGATAAATAAATCTTTAATGACAAATCCATATCCCAATTTCACAAAATCATTTAGCAAAGCAAGATTAATGAATCTCCTTGACATTGATTTCGCAGTTTGTGTTTTTCTAATCTTATTTGCCTGGATAGTATATTTTAGGGCATCGCCTATAGATGTTAAAATTAATAGTCCACCAAAAATATCTTTTAAATTATTCATTTTCTTTTTTTAATCCTGGAAGCCATTCATCAAAAAAACATATCTTTTTTTCTTTATCCCAAAAAATACACCCTAAACAATTTTCTTCCATTTCGGGATTAACATTTATTTTAAATTTAGGACACCAAATTAAATCATTCATTTTTTAATAATTTAAAATTTATTTTAATATGCTCTATGGGTTGTGTGATAATATCGGAATTTCCAATTTCACAAAACGAATTTTTATATTCAATCTTAATATCTTCAACCTGAACATAATATTTCTTTCTTCCAATAGAAATTGTTGCTCTTTGTGCTTTAATGACCTCTTTATTTTTGGGAATTATAATATGAATATAATTCTTCATTTTAACTCCTTTTTGGGAGAGTGAGGCTATTAACCATCACTCTCGTTAAGTTATTGTTTATTTGTTTCTTTCCTGTTTTTTCTTTCGGTGTAAATGCGAGCCTTTTCTGTTTCAGGAAGCAACTGATTTGACCTCATTGAATTCAAAAACACAATCAAAACTTTAACGATTGCCCCTAACTTTTCCAAATCACTATTTAATGTTATTGTCTTTTTTGTTTCCCTATCAATATATTCCCCTTTACTAACGATACCATCAATGTCCCGAAGTGCACCTTCTTTAGAAATCATTAATTCACCTCCTCTAACATTATTTAACTTTTCTTTGCGAATGTTTGATAAATCAGCATCCCGCCCCCGCCCGCTACTACTCCTATCACGAAGGCGACTATTTCCTTGAGTAGAACTACCATTTTTCTCCTCCTTTTTAATGTTGAGTTCAATTGCTTTTTTTTCTAAATCTTCTTTCCAATTTGTCATAATCTTATCCCCGCAAGTGATAATAGGATGGAATCCGCAATATTATGGTCTTTAATCTTTTCTCCTACTACATTAGAAATCCAATCTACTATTTCTTTTTTCTTTTGGTCTGTTGGAGTTCCTCTTTTTAAATTTGAGTGAAATCCAACTAATTTTCTTGCAACTCCAGGAAGATAAAATTTTATCTCATCAAACGAATCATAAAGTTCAGAATAGAAAACACCCCCAAGACTTCTAAGATAACCAAAAGTTTCTGGACTCATTAAAAGAAAAGATTGCTCCAATATCAAAATAGATGGGGATTTAATTTTCATTTCTTTTTTATAATCTCTAATTAAATTAAGAGCACTGTCCATTGCTTGCTCGTATTTTTCCGCCTTTAACATTTGGTCAGCTATTTTTCGGGGAATTGAGGGTAATTTAAAAATAGAATAATCGATTATTGCTTTTCCCCCAAAAGTAGAAATAAGAGCCAGTCCAGTAGTTGAAGCAGTATCAACTCCGAGGCACATTACATTCTTACGAAGTTTCAATCCAAGATTCTTTTCAAGTTTAGAGAGAAGAAGAGAAATCATTGTTTTATCTAATCCTTTCTATCGTCTTACCTTCATCATTAAGAAGATATGTCTCCCCATTTGTTCTAATAGTAAATTCTGGGTCAGTTCCAATTATCGGTTTTCTACGACCTATAATCAAAATTCCGCTCAGAGGCAACTTACTGTTTATCCACATAGCGTTTGTATCGATGGTTTCCATTTCTTCACTGGTTTTATATTCATATCTGATTTTTTCAAATCCATCATAAAACAATGCTCCATTTTCTTGAATAATTTTTACTATCATCTCTCTTCCTCCTGTTTTTCTGTCTGTCTATCTTCCTCTCTCTTTTCTTGAATTATTTTAGGATATGGTAATTGTTTGAATTTATTATACCATTCTTTTTTTTCTTTACGAGAACCCAAACACATTAAATAAATGTGTTTTGGATATGTTATTGATACTTCAAATCTTTTGCCTAATAATTCTGATAATTTTTTAACTGAAGATGTTCCATAAGCAGCATTGGCGGTTCTTCTATGAACTTGTTTGCCATCAATTTTAAAAATTCTATCCATTCCTATCTGTTTACCAACATAATACCAATTAGTTGCTTGATAAATATAACCTACGTGCCCTTGAGTGGGGTCTGCATAACTAATTAAATATTTTAATTCTGGTTTATTTTTCTTCAAAAATTCAAATGACTTTGCCAAACAATAACTTTCCGTATTTTTTGGTAACTCATCAACACTAAAAACTCTAATTAATTCGGCATAACTTCCTTCAGGAACTTGCAACCAAGAACCAACATTAATTCCAATTGGATGACCATAAACAATAGCAGTAACTAATTTATTATTATAAAAAAATCCAATACTTGCTTTTATAGATGAAGAAATTGTATGACTGTAATGATTCTTAACAATAAATTCTTTAGTTATTTGAAATTCCAATTCTTTCATATTTAAATCTTTTAAATTAAAATTTTTTATCTCTTTCGATTGTGATTTATTGTCTTGTATTTTATCATATTTTTGTTTTATGATTTTATTTATATTTGGAGCGGGGTTAGGGACTTGCACCCCACCTTCCTCGCTGGAAGCAAGGAGTATCTTTTTCGATACTTCCCCCGCAAATTTAGGAGATATTTTCGCTATTTTCATTAATTCTTCATTAGATAATTTAGATAAATCCATATTATAATAATCCTCTTTTTTTGAGTTCGGCGAGTGCTTCTTTTTTTGACATTTGTCTGGTTTCTACTTTATATAAATCAGAAACATATACCCAACCATTATGTTGTTGAAATTTCAATATCATCTCTCTTCCTCCTGTTTTTCTGTCTGTCTATCTTCCTCTCTCTTTTCCTGAATTATTCCTTTTTTATTTATATTTAAATTTTTAATTTTATAAGAAGCATCATAATTGATATTATCGCCTTTTGGATATGGAAAAAGTTTCCATTTTAATGAGTGTAACATTTCTTTTTTTTGTTTATGATTTCCAATAAATTTTAAATAACGATATTTTCCTTTTAAAATTTTTGTATCAAAATCAAATTTAGTTTTTAAAATTTCTATATTATTTGTCCCATACCTGTCATATATCGTTTTCTCGTGAATTTCCTCTCCCGTTGATTTGTCTATTATTGCTAATTTCCCTCTTCCCATACCTGTATATAACCAATTGGTAGCCTGATAAATATATCCGTGATGATTTTGATTACTATCTGCATAACTAACAACGCACGTTGGTTGTGGAAGCATTTTTAATGTTTTTGAAACAAAATAAGATAATGTATTTTTTGGCAAATCATCATCTACAACTAATCTTTTTAATTCTAAAACATCAACTCGATAATTTTTAAACAAACATTTTCCATTATTATATTCTTTATTTGCCAATATTCCATAAACACAAACCCCCACGAGTTGTTTATTTTTAAATAAACCGTAACAATATTTAATAACCGGAGGTATTTTATGTGCATAATGTTTATACATCATCCACTCATATGTCATTTTTGGTTCAATTAATTCTATCATAAAATTTGAAGAATCAAAATCAGAGTGCATCAATTCTTCTTTTTTTTTAATTATTAATTCTTTATTTGGAGCGGGGTTAGGGACTTGCACCCCACCTTCCTCGCTGGAAGCAAGGAGTATCTTTTTCGATACTTCCCCCGCAAATTTAGGAGATATTTTCGCTATTTTCATTAATTCTTCATTAGATAATTTAGATAAATCCATATTATAATAATCCTCTTTTTTTGAGTTCGGCAATTGCATCTTTTTTAGAAATTTTCTTTTTTATCCCAATCAATTCTTTATTCCATCCCAAAACATCAAAGAGCTTTTCCGCCTTATCTAAAATATTGCGTCTAATCATTTCTGAATAATCTACTTCTTTTATGTGGTCAGTATTTTCGTCAAAGGCGAGGACGTTCTTATTTATTATAGTATGTGATTCTTTTAATTCCTTTTTTCCAGTATCTTTATTCTTTCGCATACTTTTGGAATGTCTTTCTGCTGTTCCAAATGGTTTAACATAAATATAATATAATTCATTATGATAATCTTGACTAAAATTGGGAATTATTTCGTCAGTATATTGAAGTGCTCGAATAGATATAGGAATACTATTATAAATTTTTTGGACTATTTGAAAAGGAAATGCAATATTTTTCAATGGTTTATTGGGTAATTCTTTTATTTGTTCTAATATCCAATTAGAGATGGTTTGCTCACTTTCATTTTTTAAAATTCTATTATATAATTCCTCTAAAAATTCTTCTTGAAATTTAGAAGAATCTTTGCGAACAATTTCGATGCCTTTATTTATCATTTTATGTTCGCCCTTAGCAGTAACAAAATTGCCTCTGTAATGTTTTGGTGCTTCAAAAACAACATTCTCAAAATATCCTTCATATTTAAATCTCAGAGTTCCTTCTGTTTTGCCAAAGTGTCTAAGCCAGTTAGGAATTAATGTTTCATTGCATAATTTTTCTATTTTCTCATAATCTCTGGAATGAACAAAAATAGAATCGGTGTCTGAAGAAATGACTGAATATCCCAATTTTCTTAAAGCAAATTTGGTATATCGAATTAAGAACCTCGCTAAATAGGTAATGCAATCGGCGATGTCTTTATCATATATACGAGAATTCTTAAAAAGCAAAATCCCGTAGACCACATTATTAAGCGATTTATGTGCATCATCTTTTTTCTTTAATAAATCATATTCTTCGCCTGTTTTTCCTTCGAGTTCTTTTTGGATTTGTTTACGAGAAGCGATTAATCTATTGGCAACTGTTGGCACAATGGCGTTGGGATTCTGTTCTATGTGGATTTTTCTGATAGTTACTGTCTGCGAATTGGGGATTTTCTTCTTATTTACAGGGTCAAGATTAAATGTAGTAATTAGATTCGGGTATGTCCCAGAAATATCTAGTAAAGAAGCGTCATCATATTTTCCTGGTTGGGCAAATACATATCCGCCTTCGATTTCATCTTCCTCTATTCGACGAAGTTTTTCTTCTTCGTCTGGTTTACTCGGTAAGACTACGCCTTTAGATTTCGCAGTTTGCAAAATCAATCCATCGATAGATACACTAAAATGACATAAATCTTCCCAAAGAACTTTTGCAATTCTCCTTTGTTCATCAAAATAATCAATGAGATGCAATTTATTTTCTAAGGCGACCATTTTTTTTACATCTTCCAGATTCTTTTCTTTAATGATTGGGCTAATCTCATTAAATCTATATTTTATAAAATTCTGGGGAACTTTAAATTCATCAGAATAAATAAAATCTAAAGTATGCCTCTTATATTTATATACTTTTTTAATGAGTTCATAATAGTCGACTATACTGATTCCTTCTGGGTATCCATTTCTTTTTTTAATTTGTCCTATGGGGCTAACCTTTTCTCCGAAGTCAGAAAAACGAGTAACCAAATAAGGCATATCAAATCCATTTATATTATACGCCAGGAGTAAATCTGGCTTCCTTTCCTTAATATAATTGATAAACGCATCTATAAGTTCATATTCAGATGGATAATTTTCGCACCAAAATTGAATATACTTTTTTTCATAATTATCATATGCGGTTATTGAAGTAATTGGGTCTGGGGCAACCAATGGATTAGGAACAATTTTACTAAGAGTCTCAATATCAAACATAATCCATCTCGTAGGAGATTTAATTATATTTACTTTATCAAGTAGATAACGACGAACATATGGAACATCACTTTCCCCATCTGTTTTTACATTTCGTTTATCTTTTATTTCCCGGGGATTTTTACAAGTAACTTTATCATATTTTCCGCCAAAGTATCCTCTAAATATTCCAGTAGGAGAAGGAACATAATAATAGGGACTGAACAATAAATCTCTCATTATTGTAAGCTCTCCGCTTTGTTGTCGATTAAAGAGAATTATTTCACGACCAATTGAGGATATATTTTGGATTGGAAGATTAAGCATTATATTTTCTTTTAAAAATCCCTTTTAATAAATGATAATTGGTGTTTCCTTCATAATTACTATAAGTTGCTCCGCATCTATTACAATAAAAGCAATAAGCATCACAAGGAAGATTAAATCCCCCATATCCGCCCCTTTCTTCACATCCAAATAACCAACACTGCAATCTTAGCCATTTAAATATTAATTTATCTTGTAAATTAAATAACCAAGCAGCTATAATAAAAATAAGTATTTTTTTGTCTGCTAATTCATAAATTCTTATTTCTATATCCGAATAAATCTGATATATAATATCTTTAAACATTTATTACCCCTTCTTCCTATCTTCCATTAATTGTTTTATAAAATCTGCAACATCTTTTAAACATCCTTCGCTATAGATTGTTCCTATCATTGGAAAGAAACAATATTGTCTCCAAGCACCATACCATTTTATATAACCTAATATTATCTGAAGACTTATATTTCTTACGGTATATGCTTGAGTCTTCTTTGTTTCATCTTGTTCTACCAAATCAAATTGAATATATTTATATTTAGTTTTCATCAAGAATTTTCTTCAAAAGAAATCCAATCCGAATATAATTCTTTTATCTGTTTTTCTGTAGGTTCTACAAAACCAAATTCATTATAAAAATTTGCTCTTACTTCTGTTTCTTCAGGAGCAGTTCCACTAATCTTCTTTTTTTCTAAACGATAACAAATCTCAAATCCAATTGGGATTTCTTTTTTCTTACCTTTGATTTCAAATTTAAATCTTGGTGCATCTGCCTTAGTTGACCGATATGCCTTTATAATTAAAGTAGCCCAATGTGCGATTGCTTTTCCTCCACTTAATTTTTCCAATTTAATATATCCGCTTAAATCCATCCTACTTTGCCCGATTAAAATAAATGTTATATTACCTCTATAATTTCCTGCTGCATCCATTCTAAAAAATTGACTTAATCTCCTCGCCAATAAAGCCACAGTGTCGTCGCCAGTGCTTTTGGTTTCGCCTTTCTTAGTTTCTTGTTCTCCTTCGGGAGAAAGAGATTGGACGCTGTCTAATATAATTATATCTATAACTTTCTCTTTGCTCATTTTTATTGCAGTATCTAATGCTTGCTCAGCATTGTCAAAATGACCAATTAATAATTTATTTCTATCTACTCCGCATTTATCCGCCCATTTATTATCAAAGGAGGTTTCTAAATCTAAATAAAGGCATTGTTTTCCAAGTTTCTGTGCTTGAGCAATCAAATTCAATACTGTGGTTGATTTTGTGCTTCCTTTATTTCCCCAAATTACTGAAAATGCACCAGAAGGGAATCCAGTAATCATCTTGTCTAATTCAGGTATTCCAGTGGGAATTCTCTCTCTTTCCGGCTCTTCAGAAGCAAAGTGAATGATTTCGTGCCCAAATTTTTTTGTAAGTTCATTTACCGAGTTTCTGAGTGCGGAGTTAATCTCATTTTTTTTAGATAATTTCTCTTTTTCTTCTTTAATCATTTCCTTGACTTTTGGTGATTGCTCCTGAATATGTTCTGTAACTGTTTTGGGAGTTGTTATTTTTTTATTTTTGCTTCCTTTCGGTCTGCCTCTACCCATTATTTACCTCCTAAAAATCTTTGATTACCATTCCCATAATTTTTTGTTGGCTGTTTTAGCCAATCTTCTAAATTAGATTGTATTATCGACGTTTTAGTTTCTATGCAAATGCTTTTACAGCCTAAATTATTTAATTGTTGTAATACAATGTCCTGTATTCCATAGGATTTTTCTATTCGCATCCAATGAGATGATTTAACTTTTTTAAAAAAAGTTTTAAGTTCTTTATTATAAAATCCCGCCAATATGGTCTTCTTTTTACCTGGGTCAAAACAAAAAATCTTAATCATATTATCTCCTAATCCCATAAATCAAAATAATATTTTTTAAGAAAATCAAAAGCTATTCCTAATTCATACATATAACCTTCTTTTAATATTTTATTGTTTAATACTTTTCCTTCAAATAATTTAGGAACAATACTAAATCCTCTAATCATTATATCTAATATTGTATTCCATTCTTTTTTTGCTAATTCGTCTTTTTGTTTCTGTGTTAAATCTTTTCTATTAATATATTTCCTGTAGATATTTGGGGCAATTCCTTGATTTATTTTTTTAAAATCTTTTAACGCATTTGTTAATGTTTTTGCAAGATAAACATCAAAATCCCATAGGTCGCAATCAGCGTAACCTCGTTTACCTCTTTGAATAAAATATTTTATATTATTAAAAAAATTAGTCATTTTAATAGCCTTGTTCTTATAGTAATAGTGCTACCGATAAGTGTTTTTTGTAATTCATATCCTTCATAATATCTTGGTTCATAAATCACTTCTTCAATTTTGCTTTGATTTATTATTTTAATTAAATTTTTTTTAAGTGATTTTTGAGTAATTTTTTTCATCTTTTCTCCTTCAATAATCTACACAAATCATTAAAAGATAACATAACTAAAACACCTTCAATCGGGTCATTGATTATATACATAGGCAGTTTGGTAGTTCCGAATGGAAGTGAATTAAGCAATTTCACCCAAATCTTTCTTCTAAACCAATTGCCATCGTTCTTACACTCAACAAATATATTCTGAGATTGAATATCGGCGAGTTCAGTATTATGCGACCCGCCAGAGGATGCTTTTGAGGGACGAATTGGCGGAGTTTCTTGGAAGATTTCTTGAAGTTTACTCGCTGCCATTAATTCTAACTGGATTCCCTTTTTTTTATTATCCATTATCTTTATCCAGATAAATCAACATAATCAGTATATTTTCGATTCCATTTTCTGCTTTTCCAAATAATATCTCGATTAGGATATTTTATTTTAAGTATAAAATTACGAACAGATATAAATATTTTTCTTTTCATTATATATTATTTTTCTTTAAAATTTCTTTTGTAGAAAAATTAAATTCACAAGGAATTATATAATTCTGATAGTGCCCACGTGGGTCTGTAATCTTATCAACTTGAAAATGACCGATAATTCCCGTTTCATCGTCATAAATATATCGAGCAGAGAAACGAGGAAACGATTTCACAAGATTTATAGCAAAATATTCGTATGATTCTTTGAGTTGCGTAAAAGCTATTAATATTCCCCCCTTTCTAACCATTTCATCATTAAGATGTTTGAAGACCGCCTGGGTCTGAGAAAAATCGTCTCCTGTATAAAGCCAGTCAACAATAGTAAATGAATTTGGCTCTATTTCTATTGCAAGCGGATTAACTACGGTTTCTTTTGGAATATAATAATCGGCTTGGGTTAATCCCAGAGCATTGGCAGTTTTTTCGTGGCGAGACCCCGCCTCTAATGATAAATAATAGGGTCTAATTCCTTGTTCTTTCATTTGTTTAATAAAATTAATTGCTATTGTGGTCTTTCCGTGTCCGGTTGGTGCACCAATCAAAATAATATCTCCATTCCTAAAATACGCCACATCATCAAAATAAGGAATTTTATAATTTATTTCCTTAGATTGCTCTTGTTCTTCATTAATCCATTCTACTACCTGTTTACAATCATATTTTCCTCTGCCTCTTCTTGATAATTTTCCTTCTTTGTGAAATTTTGCTAAATATTTATCAACGATAGCTCTTTTATTTCTTTCTCCAGGAAAAACGTGCTCCATAATATCTTTTGCGGATATGTCAGAACTAAGTAATTTACAACATTCATATATAGAATTTTCCTGGGTCTGTTCTTCAGTTTCTTTATATCCTTCCAAACTTCCCATCATTGCTTCTATTTCGTGTGCTGCTCTTGGTGTTGCTAACCAATTTTTATTGAGATAATGTAATATAACTTTTATTTTATCTGGGGGAATACCCATTTTTAGGAGTGCTCCGCCAGTTTGAATAAAGGTGTTATTCCTACAACCGGATAAATCATTGCCTTTTAGCTCAATGGGATTATCTATTATTTCTTTCATTTCTTGAGACATTTCTGGGGGGGTTTCTAATTTTCTACCTGAATCTACCTTGATTATTTCCAATAGTTTAGATTTCAATTCTGCCGGAACTGTTTTAATTTCCGCACCAAGATTAATCCAATTATAGGATTTATCATATACTTTAGAAGGAGCAAGAAGGAAATATCCCTTATGTGTTCTTGTATCTATTTTTAATCCTTCGCCCAAATCTACTTGTTGTTTAAAACAAAGTTCAGAGTCAAATACAAAAACATAATGTTTTCCTCCCCTGGGGGTATTTTGCATTAATGTTTTGCTATCTTCCAGCATTTTCTTCAATTCATTTCTTAGCGGCTGTAATGCTGGAGAAACTTCTTTATCATCAAAATCAACTAACATTGTATTACTAAATTCACAATTAATGGCTATATTGCATCCATTTTCCAGCCATTGTATCCACCTTGCTTTTTCATTGGAACAATATTCTTTTTCTCTCCAATGTTCATCTTTCAGGGGTTTTTTACTATTTTTAGCAATAGCAAATAAATACCACCCATATTTCTTATATTCATCTAATTCAGGATAAATATCTATTTTAGTATTATTGGTGAGAAAATTTATAATTTCTTCATCGGTCATTTGTTTATTTTCTACTAATCGAACTAAATCATAAGTATTTCCTTTCCAGGCACAAGACAGACAATAAAATTTTTCGCTGCCTGGGATAACTGTCATTGTAGGAGAAGAAGATTTAAAATGATGTTTATTCTCCTGCGGGCAAGTAAAAAGAATCTTACCTCGTTTAGTTGTCTTAACAAAATTAGGAACTTTTTCTTTTAGATAAGAAAAAAGTTGGTCAATATTAACGCCCATAAATCTCCTTTGATTCTATGTTTTGTTATGTGTGTAATTTTTATTCTAATCTTAACCAATCCAGAAACGCCTCTGCCAGATGTAGTGTTGCTTCTTTTATTTTGTCTGGGTCAGTATTCGTTCCTTCGTAATTTCCTTTTAATACTGCACTTGCTGAATTGAGACTATTGCCTCTTTGAATCTGAACATCTTTTGTAGTTGCCATAGGATTATCTTTTCCTTTAGTAACTGTGGGATTTTTCTGATTGCAAGTATAACATTTCTTATATTTCCCATCCTTTAATGCTGCTCCGCAATCTTCGCAAGTAAATTCTGGAACTTCCTGGGAGTCTGATTTTGTCTCTTTGGGCGTTTCTGTCTTTGCACTTTCAACTTTACTTAAACTGGTTACATTACGATAAACACCATTTTGCTTATATTCGATTTTTATTGTATCTCCCTTTTTCATTTTCTCTAAATAATTTACTGAGCCACCCATTGCACTGAACCAACCATCGTCGCCCTCAACCTTAAATCCCAATGAACCTTTTGAATTTTTTGTTTTCGCTATTACCGCTAATTTTCCTGTTAGTTCCATTTTTTATTCCTCCTTTTTTAAATTCACTACCATTTCCTGTGTGGTTATGTCTTTTTTCTTTCCTTCGGGATTAGTAGCATATGATTCTACTTTAAAATATACAGGATGTTTTAATGGTTTCCCCATAACTTTAAGATAAATATCCCCCAATTTATCAACTATTAATCTCGCTGCGTTCATTTTATTCTCCTAAATTATAATGTCTATATTCTGGAATTTTAATAATTGTTCCACAATTACATTTATATATTCTTAATTCTATTACTGTAATTTGAATTGGAAATAATTTCCCTTGTTCTTTATAAGGAAGAATTTCTTCTTCTGTTTCCATAATATTTTCTAATATTTTTTCTCCACATTGAGGGCATTTCATTTTATTATCCTCCTAAGTTCTATTTTTCCAGATTTAGTTGCTCTATCTACCCAACCGCTATGAATCATATCAATAACAATATCTTTAAAATCAATATCATATTTTAATAATAATTTATCTAATTGTTTATTGGTTAGTTCTGTCTTTTTATTGAGTTCGATTAAGAATTCTTTTTTTCTTAATTCTGTCTTCTTCCAATAATCTTCTTTTGATTGGATATTATTTTTCATTCCAGGGTATCCTTATCAATTGCGTTCTTTCCATCTGAAATAATGTAATGATTTTCTTTATAAATTCCAGTTCCATTACAAGTTCTGCAAAGATATTGTGGATAATATTTTTTTACAAATCTTAAAATTATCTGTTTTTGGTTTTTTGAGTTATATAATTTTCCCCAACCAATAAATCCCATACCAATTATTAATGCAGTTTCTACTTGTTTTGGCTCTATAATGCCCAAGCCTTCACAAGTATAACAAATTGATTTAAGAACTTTTTTGATTGGTTTGATTTTATTTTTCATCATTTACTCCAGTTTATAAATCTTTGCTAATTTCTTTCTAATAGAAGGAAAAGGAACTCTGGCGAGATTTAAATTTTTGGGCATTATCTTATTCAGTTCTTCTTTTATTGGCTGTTCAATTTCAATCGGCAATTGAGTAAGGTCAACTATCTTTCTTCGGCGTTCCCATTCTGCTTCTGATGAAGGTTTATCTAATAAATTGTCGCTAATGTCTCCCTGTATCTTCTCCATTAAAACACCTACTGGATTGGGAATTTCTTTAAATTTTCTGGTAATGGGAGAAAATATCTTGACATTAGGAAACTTCGCCAACATTTCAAGGTCTTTATCTGAAGAAATAATAATAACTTCTTTATTTGGATTATATCGAGCAACGCAACTTATTACATCATCCGCCTCTCTCATAAATACCTTTATTATATAAATGGGCATACTTTCATTAATTTTATTATATAAATCATTAAAATGGCTATATTGTTCTTTCCACCATTCTGCACTTTTGAATTTGAGACGAAATCCCTCCCGCTGGCTTTTGTATCGAGAATCGAGGGCTTTCCTCCAGCTTCCAAAATCAAGTGCAAGAATAATTGAATCTTCCAAATCAACATTCAAAATATTATAATACCCAGTAAGCATATTCATAAAAGTCCAGGTAGGTGCACCGATAAAAAGTTCGTGTCGCCTCAGTTTTCCATCTAATATTTGTTCTGCTTTGTCCTGGACTTCTTGGGAGTATTCTTCAATTTTAGAGAATTTTTGATTGGTCATATTGGCACAGATTTTTATTTTTTCTCTATTATATTGCCCAATAAAATTAAAGATACTTCTGAACTGGATATTGTTTCCATCTAAAATAATTATTTTATTCATTATTGTTCTTCCTGCGGCATATATTTTTGCCCTTTAAGATAATTCATTTGAGATTGACAAGTCATTATTTTTTGACTACAGGTTTTGCTAAATGCTTTGAATAAATTACAGGTTCGTTCAAATATTAAATTATTGACTTTGGACATTGACTTTGCTACTTCATCTGTAGGTAATTTCTTACCGCCTTTGCCATCATCCTGAGGGATGCTTTTTGCTAATAATAATTCCCTGGCTTCATTAGTTTCTGCATATGCTTCGAGTATTCCGGCAATAACTGTCGTTTCGCTGTGCAATCCAGTTAAAATATTTAATCCTTCTTTTAAATCTGATTCTTCTGTTATCATATTAGCTTTAAATCTCCCCTGATAATCTTCTATTGTATCAATTACTATTTTGATTTCTTCTAATTTCATAAATTCATTGACACCTTCAACGCCCCTATCAAAATAATCTACTATTTTTGAATATTTCATTTATTCATCTCCTAATTTTGTTATTGGTTGGATTATTGCCAAAATCCAACCAATAATATATAATGGCATTGGCAAAATCGTTCTAAAATAAATAGATAACCAAATCATAAATGTTAATCTCGGAGCAAATATAAATCCCAATAAATACCAAACCCAGTGGTAATTTATAATATTAATCATTTTATTTATCCCCCATCTCAATAAATGGTCTATCATTTTTTTTATCTTCTATTGTCCAATGCTTAGGATTTCTATCTTTATGTAATTCTTTCAATCTCGCAACTTCTTTGGTCATTTCATTAATTAATTTTCTATATCCTCCAGGATACATTCTATCATCTCTTAGATTATTGCAAGCATAAGCATCTATTAAAATAGCCAAGCAAGCGATTGCGTGAGCTAAATGAGGTAACCCAGAATCGGGGTCAATATTTTCTCCTTCAAACCAAGCATTTATGTGCCTTCTACAAGCATCATAATAAATAGATGCCCTTACTCCCGCTTCTCTCCAGTTTGACCTGCCGTATTTTAACATTCCATCTAATAAAGCCAATGCTCCATATATAGTAGCGGTTTCGGGAAATAAATGTAAAGGAACTTTATTAGCCCCAATAAAATCTTTAGGATTGGTATTTTTTAAATTATTAGAATCTTTCATTATTCTTCTCCTTTATAAATCTTACAATGATTACACCAATAAACATCCCCCGCATAAATAGGATTTCCTTCTTCATCCGCTTCATAAATTCTCGTTGGTTTTAAATTCCAGACCCATTTCTTACATTCTTCACACTGATGAAGTTGCAATTCATAAATTAAACTCAATGTAATATATAAAATAAAAATTGCAATAAATAGATATATCATTTCTTTTCCTCTTTAACTTCCTTTAATTTATATTTATCTCTAATAAAATTACACGCTTCAGAAATCGAATAAAATACATCACCGCCACTTCTTAATACCCAATAAAGTAATGTTGAATTACAATCAGTCTTTGATTGGTCTGGCAAAACTAAATACACTGGAATATGTAACAAATAACAAATGAATATTTCGCCATATGTGCCTACAGTTGGTATATCTTTTTTCATTAATGCAACTACAAAATCTGAACGAATTGTGGCTTCATAATCCGCCCAAAAATCCAAATCCCTCATTTCATTTCCATCTATACATTTTCTATTTCTTAAATCAAGAAATATTTCTATGAGATTTGCTTCTGGGCGAATAGTTCCTAACCATATTTTGTCCATTTCTTCCAAAAATTTCTCCCAAAGTCCAGCTTGTTTGAGACCGCTAATATATTTTGTTTGTTCTCCGGCTGGTTTTCCTGTTTTTTGTGTTTCTCTTTCCACTGGGTTATATTGAATTGCTTCTGGAGTATTTAATTTTTCTTTTACTTCTTTTCTCCAATCTACCATTTGAGTATCAGTGGCTTTTTCTATTGCTCCCGCAGTATAATAAGTGTATTTTATTTTAGTCATTATATTATTCCTATTTTTTGTAATTGATTGCGTCTAATTAAATTAATATTAATTATCGGATATAATTTCTCAAATAATCTAAATTTCTTCTTGGCATCATCTTTCCACCTACCTTTTATTTCTATATTTAAAAGTTTCGTATTATTTCTTCCATAAATATACTTTTTGGGTTTCATTTTATATCCTTTAAAAATTCACGAATCGTTTGTGTATTTACTGCCCCATTAATAACAAATGTCGGTTTTAAATTGCCCATTATATTTCCAGGATTGGGGTCAGCCCATTGCATATGAGAAATAATTCCTAATAATTTTCCATCTAATGTAAAAATTCCGCCGCCAGAACTACCAAAATAACTATGGTCGAGAAAATAAAAATAATCTTCGGTATATTTAATTATTCTTGCTTCACTCAAAACATCTTCTATGCCTATTGGATTACCAACTACATAAACTTCTTCTGATATTGAGGAGTCTTTTTCTGCCAATTCACTATAATAATGAGGAATTATGTCTTCGTTTTCTGGTGCGAAAAGAACTAAATCCTTTTTCTTGTTGATTTTAATTATTTTTAATTTGCATATAGTCGTTCCATTTTCAGACATATAAATTTCGTCGGTCTCTTTATCAACCATATGCCCTGCGGAAAGAACGTAATATTTATCATTATACTTTAGAGTTACTCCACTTCCCTGAGTTCCTTCTGTGGCATTTTCTATCATAATTACAACTTGCATTAGAATTCCTTCGGTAATTAGTTTTTTTAATTTTTCTGTGCGAGGTTGGAGGTCTATATAATTATAAAGATTTTTTAACCCATCTAGCAGGGCATTATCTTTCTCATCTATATAGTCTTTAGTCATACTTATTAAATTTAATATTTCTATATCCGATTTAATGCACTGCGTGATTAATTTATTATAAGAATTAAAATTAGAAAGATAATAACTAAGTGTATTTAGCCCATCATTATAGGCGGTTAATTGGCAATCAATATCCCGAAGATACATAACATTTAAACTCAGATATGCCATTAAAAAAGCTAAACCAACCCAAATTCCTATGATTTTTATTATCTTTTTCATCTTTTAATCTCCTCAAAATATTTTATTTCATTGGTTTCCAATCTGTCGCCGTTATGTCGATTATAAATCTATTCCCCTTTGCCACAATAGTCCACATATCGCCATCTTTTTTGATTACATCTGCAATTGCCCATCCGCAAGATTTACCGCCGAACATTCCATAATCACAATATTGAATATAAATTTTTTCTATTGACCTTTCACAGCCGATTAAAAATATCATAAACAAAATAGTTATCAATAATATTTTTTTCATTTCTTTTCTCCATTAATAAAGACCTTGATTAATAAATTATCTATTAAAATTTTAATTCTCTCTTTTAACGGTTTCCTAAAAATTCGATTATAATTTTTAGAATATTTTGAATCATATCCCACAAAAGGTTTGTCCATAATTATCTTTTCCTTTTATTGGATGACTTCCTTCTAAATTTAAGCCCTTTAAATTTCGCAATTTTTTCAAGATAAGAGTCAAAAAGTAGACCTAATACATCCCCCATAGCATAAGCAATGCCATAGACAAGTGCCAAATAAATATTCGCTATATTTTCAATTACCATACGAAGTAAACAATACCAGACGAAAATATTGATAAACGATGTAATAAATGTCAATGTTCTATTGCTCTTCTGTCTAAATTTAGAATTTAAAGTGCTACAAAATGCTTCTATTAGACCAACTAAAATAATGATAATATATATAATCATTTCTTTTCTTTTTGTATTTTTCGTGCCAATTTTAAAAGGTCGTGCTCGATATTATGTAAGTTATTTAAATCTTCTCTAATTAATTTACCTATCCCATTCTCTATTCTATGGCGAACAAGAAGACAATCTAATTCATCTATCAATACTTCAAAATCTCTAACTATTTCGCCTATTCTTTTTGCATCCTCCCAGAATTGCACTACTTCTGGATTAACAGAAGAATAGTCAATTCCCTCTTTTCTGGCAATTTCGGTTATTATAAGACTTATGTTTTTGGTCATTTTAGGTAATTGTGTAGGGTTTCCCGCCATTCTGCTTGGAGTTTGACGAGGTGAATATTATATTCTCTAATAATTTTTTCTAAACATTTGCATCTTTCTGTAAGCCAGGCAATAGTGCACGCTTGACAATCACTTTCGATTGCATCGTGTTTGCATTTGGTATATTTTCAACCGAAGCATAATTATCTTTAACTGAATGAACCTCAGCATCCCCTTGCCCTCTAAAACTTGATAGAAGAAAGAAATAGCAAGTTGTAATGCTTTTGCCTCTCTACTCGTTTCGTATGGCGGCATATAATCGCATTGCTCCATTTTGATATTATAAAGTTGCTCTAATACCTCAATCGCTTCCCGCATTTTATTCATTTAATATCCCCGTTCTTCCCCAGGGCTTCGTCTTCCCTTTTGTCTAAAAACCTACGCCTAAACTCCTCGCCAGCGTGTATACAACCATAAACACAATCGTGGAGCGTGGAATATCTAAATTCTCTTGTAGACATAAATTTTACTAAGAGTTTAAAAATACAGTATTCCAATTGCCCTTTAGTTTTCATTTCGGGAACAAGATTTAATGGTATATCAAAATTTACTCTTTCAGATGGGTCAATATAAGGATTATAATCCATTATTTTATCTCTTTCAATAAATCTTCAAACACATCTACTCTAACTTGACCATTCTTCCAGAAATCCCGCCAAAATTGTTGTGTTTTCCATCTGGGAAACCCCTGCTCTTTCATTCTCCGGTCAACCAATTGAAGCATTTTAATAGCTCGATGTAAGTCTGTTTTTAAACGATTATATTTATTCCGTTCACTTAATCTCTTTCTATAAATAGGGTCTAAAATAAGAAATAAATTCTTATATTCATTAATCATTACTCGGCAATATTCTTTTCCTAAATGGAGAAAAAATCTCGTATGCAGATTAATTGGCTTTTTCTTTTTGCTTTCAGAAATAATCAACTTCAGTAAATTACGATGGATTGTTATTATTCTTTTGAGTTCGTTCATTATCTTTCCTTTGTTTACAGTTAATACAGACTCGGACTTCCCCGATTTTGCCATTAATTCGTGCTGTAACTAAGACGCCGACGCTTAAAGGAAGTGATAGCTTACATATGGGGCAAGTAAAAAAATTCATTTTAATCCGTATTTTTTATCAAACCATTTAATATAATTATTCATTTAAAATTTCCACTTATAATAAAGTATTATGCGTTTTTCGGCATTTTTAAACCCAAAACCAGCACCTAATCCTATGCCACTATTATTTGTGATTTGATATGAAGTTGCTAATGGATATAACCCTCGATTAGTCAAAAATGCGTCGAGATTCCATTTATAATATTTTGCCCAAGATAATCCTGCACCCGCCTCAGCCCCTGCACCGGATGTTCCTGCACTTAATCCGGCAACTGCAATAGGTTCAAATTTAAACCCATATGGTTTTAAATTCTTTTTTAATATTTCCAAATCCCCCACCGTAATCTTTTTCAAGACTGTTTTTTTGTCTTTGTCTACTACTTCTAAAGTTCCATCGGGTTTAATGTGCAAATAATGCTCATTAAGGGATGCCCATTCTTCTTTTCCTCGCCAATTTAAAATTGGTTGCACTCCCAATTTTCCTTTCCAATAACCATAGCCATAGATTACTCCAATTACAATTCCGATTATAATTAATTTTCTCGCATTAAAAAACCAAGATAATTCCTTCGCCCAAAGAACTGGATTGCCAATAGACAATAATCCCTTAGTTAATTTTTTAGTATCAAATCCTTCGGTTTCTTTAGGAACCGCACAAACTTCATCATAAACTTTTTTAGGCACTAATCCTTTTTCGTAGAGTTCTTTTATTTTTATTTTATCTTCTTCTGGGATTATTTTTATAACTTCTTGTTTAGCAGTTTTAAATATTTTATTTTTTATAACTGCAAAAAGAATTGCTATGACTATTCCGACCAAGAGCATTAAACCATCTTTTAATATAATATTCATCTTAATCCTCCACAAAAATACCAATGAACATTATTGCAGGTAAAAAAATTAAGACCCATAAATTGTGGAAATTATTATTTTTGTTCATCGTCTATTTAATTATTCTTTCATTAGAATAAATTTTATAATAACCAGCGACCAAATATACAGTTCCATTTTTCATATCTTGCACCAAGTTAAATCCCGCCAAATTAATTGCTCGAATAATAGAAGAGACAGAGACCGTAACTTTCTTTTTTTGACTAACTTTATCTTTAACTTTATTTTTTCTTGATGGGGAAAGTTTCATAGTCCCTGTCTCCTTATTTCTTTTTCTCTGCTAAATCAACGAAATATATGAATGTAGTTACTCTTTGCTCATTCACGCCAAATATTAATTGTATTGGTTCTGAATTTTTTGCCATACTATCAGATAAACTATCTCCGCCAACTGTAGAACCTCCTCGCATAACACGAACATTATCACAATCAAAAACCCCTGCGTGATGATAATGCCCATAGCAAATCCCTTCTACATTATGTTGTCTTGCCCATTGATTAATTTTTACTCTACCCGCAGGAGTATCTGGCTGTTCGGGGCAAATATGTCTAATTAAAAATCCGTGCCCTCGAATATCAAATCTTAGATGTTCAGTTTCAGCAAATTTAATCTGCAATTTTGGATTTTTTAAAACCAGTTTCGCCCAAAAATCCAGGATTTCATAAATCATCAAATCCCAATTCGATGCCACATCTGTATCCTTACCCGTTCTGCCGTGATTTCCCCTTATTCCGAATACCCTAACAGGCAGATTTCTTTTTAATAAAGAAGTGATTAATTTTGTAAGAATATCAACAACGAGCATAACTTGGGCGGGAGGAGCAATTTCTTGCTCATATGCCTGGGTCAAATAAATTCCCTCTCCATTTGCTAAATCTCCGGTTAATAATATTGCTACATCATTTATCGGAACACCTTTACTAATGTTATTATCCAGTAGTTTTAAAGTTTGCTCGCATAAGCGATTCATTCTTTTCCTAAAAATTTCTTCATTATAAATTAATTCCCCTTCTTGGTCTTTGACAATTTTACCTGCGTGAAGGTCGGTTATATGAATTACTAAAGTATCTCCTTTTATATCTACTTTACTTTGAGCAGAAACAGTATAAGGTTTAACATTTGCCAATTCTTCTTTTAAAGATTGAATTATGAGTGCGGATAAATCCTTTTTCTTTTCTGGAATTTCAGGTGCATAATTCATTTCTAATCCTTTTGCTACAGATGCCCTTCTATGTTGAACTGATTTAAAAGTTCTTTTTAATTTATCAGCCATTTCATCGGTTGTTAATTGTTGTTTTATCATTTCCTCTAATTTTTTATCTTCTTCTGGCGACCAATTTTTCACGAATAATCTCCTTTATTTAAATGGATGAAAGTAAAGTCCAAGATAAAGAACAAAAAGCGATAAATTTATTAGTGCGAAGTTAAAATCTCTTGGAACAAAAATAAGATTAATTGCTCCCATCAATAAGAAACTTATTGTAGCTATAATTTGTAAGAATATCATAATCGTTTTTTATTTTTTGGAAATATAATCTCTTTCCCGTTCCATTCCTTACAACCGCACCATTTCTTATGCCAAGCTTCTTGGTTTGCCTTATCCCAGTCAGCGTTTGCCTTATCCAGGTCAGCGTATGCCTTATCCAGGTCAGCGTTTGCCTTATCCAGGTCAGCGTTTGCCTTATCCCAGTCAGCGATTGCCTTATCCAGGTCAGCGATTGCCTTATCCGGGTCAGCGTTTGCCTTATCCCAGTCAGCGTTTGCCTTATCCAGGTCAGCGTTTGCCTTATCCAGGTCAGCGTTTGCCTTATCCAGGTCAGCGTTTGCCTTATCCCAGTCAGCGTTTGCCTTATCCCAGTCAGCGATTGCCTTGATTAAATTTCTTGGCAATTCAGCTATGGCTTTTTTTGGTAACATTTTAAATAGACGTAATCTTATTTCTTGTTCGTTTAGAGGTTTAGCAGCTTTTATCGCTTCTTCTCGTTCTTTATAATCATAGCAATTCTCTACTAAAATATTGTGGTGAACGTGTATGGCTAAACCCGCAGTTTTCATTTTACCTCCCTTTTAGGTGCTAATATAATATCTTGAGCAATTCGCAATACTAACCCCTCTTCTTCCAAGATAGCATTAATTTTTGACATTGCTTTTGTCATTTTTTCTTGAAGTAATTTAAATTCTTTTTTCTTTGTTTCAATTTGTTCTGGCGTAGGTTTAATTTCTTCCATTATTATTTTCCCCCTATGAATTTTTCATATTCTTTTAAATAATTAATTGCATTTTGTAATATTTTAAGATTTTCTTGTAAAAATCCAATCCCTGCATTGCATTTATTACATAATAATCCTCTTATTTCGTTTGTTAAATGATTGTGGTCTATTTTCAATAGATTAATATCAAAAAAATTATCACAAATTTTACACTTATTATTTTGATTTTTATATATTTTCTTTTTATCCTCTAAAGTTATTCCATAAATATATTTTAAATTTTTATTTTTTATTCTGTCGGAATGGCGTTGACGATACTTTTTATCATAGATTTTCATTTGTTCTTTATGATTTTGTTGATACTGAATGGCTTCTTTTTTATGTTTTTGATAATATTGTTTTCGAGCTTTTCTTATTCTATCTTTGTTTCTTGCCCGCCAATTTTTCATATATATTTTATGACAATCTATACAAGAAGAAGCCAGTCCATCTTTACAGCTTCCTTCATAAAAATGTTCTTCTGTTGCTAATTTTTCTATTTTGCATATATTACAAATTTTTGTATTCATTTTATTATTCTCCAAATAATTCAGGAAATAATTTTTTTACTCCTACTCCATAAATTTCACTTAATTTAACAATTTGTTCATTTGTAGGTATAATCTTACCTGTTTCCCATTTACAAATAAGTGTATCGGTAATGCCTAAAATTTTAGCAACATCAAATTGAGTTAATTTTTTTGCTTTTCTATAAACTGATAAAAAATTCATATTATTCCTTCAAAAAATTTTATTTGAATAAATCAAATTAAAAAAAATTAAAATCTCATTTTATTATTACTTCACTTATTTTTGGCTCTTTTTGGCTCTTAGTCATTCTCGTTGTCCTTCTACTACTAAGTATATATCAATTTCTCATTTTGTCAAGTGATTTTTTATTCTTTTTCGTAACTTCTTTAAAATCAAATAAATATTTTGTTTGGTCATTTTTAATTTTTCCCCCAATTCCCGCATTGTCATATTGGGATTTTCAAATAATAAATTGCATATTTTTCTTTCATTCGCTGTTTTACATTCATTGAAAATATCTTCTATATTTAAATTTGATTTAATTTGATTCCCATCTGCCTTATCTTCTTTTTCCAAAATTATGTCTTCCCCATCTTCATTTTGTTTAAATAATGAATGATGATTTATGTTTTCTACAAAATCAAGTGTTATAAAACTAGGTCGCCAATTCCATAACGAGCAAAACAGATAAGAATCAAAATCGCCTATTTTTATATCGAATTCATTAATTAATCTCAAAACTTCCAGAAATAAGTCTTGCTCTACATCTTTGTAATGGCATAAATTATTGGTTTTTAAATTAAAATATCCTCTCTTGCAAGTGCAATCAACACACTTTTCGCATATCTTCCTTTTTTCAAATTCTTTTATTATTGAGTCATCTTCTTTATTATATTTACATTTTTGGCAATATTTGCATTTAATATATAAATTATTAGGAAACCATTTTTGAGAATAAATAAACTTGGCTTTTTCTTTTATTGTAGATTGTAATAATTCAAAAATTTCTTCTAATAAATTCTTGTCATTTGTTTTTTTATAATTAACAACTTTTTCAGTCAAATTATTCATCATTCACTCCTTCGTTATCTAAAAATTTAATATGTTCTGCTTCATAATTATCATAACATTCCATTGAACAAAAATCCAGATGGCGTGCTTTACATAAAGCAATTAATATTTCATCCTTAATAAAATCTTCCTGAAATTTTAATCCGCAATTAAAACATTCTTTCCACATTAATTACTTCTTTCTGTTTCCAAAATCTTTCCGATTTAAAAACAATTCTTAATCTGCTCTTCTGTCGGATTTAGATATATCATTGTAGTGGCGATTGAACTATGCCCTAACATCTGGGAAATATATGTTATTGGCACTCCTTTATCTAAAAGATACTTCGCAAACGAATGACGGAATAGATGTGGAGTTATCTTTCTTTCTACTAAATATTTATTCATTTTTCTTACAAAGTAATTGACTTGCCCAAGAGTTAAATTAAAGGCATTTTGGATTTCCGGTTCGGTCTGAAAATAATCAATTAGTTGTTGCCTTAGCCCTGGGGAATACTTATCAGAAAAATACACAAATCTCTCTTTATCACCTTTGCCTATTATTTTTATGGTGCATTTATTTTTCTTTTCTTCAATGCCAAAATTAATATCGGTTCGTTTAAGATTTAAAATTTCGTTTTTCCTTAATCCAGTCATATACATAAAAGTAGTAAATACTCTGACTTTATATGGAGGCATTAATCTATTCTCATAAGAACAAAATTTACTAATTATCTCTCCCAATTCTTCTGGAGTTAAAAATTTAGGAGTTCTTCTGGGACTTTTTATATATTTAATTTTATACCACTCATTCTGTTCTTTAGGCACTTGTAAAAATTGAGTATAAAAATGCCTGCCCGCTTTTATATTTTGTGTAAGAGTATTTTTACTATATTCGGGATGAGCATTAAAAAAATTAGTAATTGTCTCCTGCGTAATTTTGGCATAATCTATTTTTTGTTCTTCTAAATAACCCAAAAAAATACGCACTATATTATAATAATTTGCTGATTGCTTCCTGGCTAATAAAAATTCTTTATATCGGATTAGAATCTCCATAATCTTTATCATCCTCTTCGGTATATCCAAACATCTGCATTAAACTTCCAGCATAAACAGCAAGCCCAAGAATAAATGCCCTTAATTCCTGCTCTTTCTTTTGAGTTACATAATATAGCACTATTGATTCTATTACACTCGCAATTGCATTAAAAGTTTTAGGAACATCATCAATATCATTTAGAGTTAGTTTAATCTGTTCTTTCATTTAATCTCCTGTAATAGTTGTTTTTCTTTATTATTGAGTTTATTTTTAAAAAACCATTTGATATATTTACGAACCAATTCTTTTTTTACCAAGTATTCATATGCTCGTTGATGTAATTTCGAATGAATACTGTGGGTTAAAAATAATTTATTATTTTTTTTGTGATTAATTTTATTTAAATCTATATGATGTTCAACTATTGTATTTTTTGTATTATGACTTTGGGCAGGTTTGCCATACATCGGATTTTTCTTTCCTTTAAATCTGCCTTTTAAAATATGATTATTAAAATTAGGATTATTTTTTCCAGTATAATCTCTAATAGACATATTTTTAATATTTGAACACCTTTTACATCTCTTTATATTTTTATCGTGTCCAAATACTGCTTTGCCGCAATCTTTACAAAATTTTTTATTATATTCATTGATTTCTTTTTTGTGGAGTTTAGAATATTTTTTACTATAATCGGGATGATTTTTTCGCCAATTATGAATGTATTTTTTACGAGTTAATTTATAACATAATTTAGAACAATATTTTTGATTCTGCCCCGTAGGATTAAATAATTTGTTACATAATTTACAGTATTTATTTTTCATTTTTTAATTCTTGTAAAAATATTTTCCCTTGCTCAGTGAGTATTCTTCCTCTACTTGTGCGAGAAATTAAATCTCTCCTCATAAGATAAGGTTCAAGTAATTCCACATAATCTATTCTCTCTACATTTGCAATTACTGATAATGCTTGCTCGCCTATCGGTTTCCCATTAGTAGAATTAAGATGATTCAATATCTTTAAATCTATATCCGTTATTCCATCTTTTATAACTCGATTGGCTTCTAAAACAGTTTTAATATCTCTACAACCAATGTATAAATCCATATAAGCAATGGAAATGCGTGGATTATATCGAGTATTAACCGATAATATATCATAAACTTCTTCTGATATTTCTATATCATAGACTTGTTGAGTATATTGTTTTAATATTATTTTAATATCTTCTGCATTATAATCTTCTAATTGAACTTGTATTTGTATTCTATCACAAAAGGGTTTTGATTTTCTCAATAAAACGCTCTTTTCATTTGTAGCACATATCATCACGAATGGAGATAGTTTTATTTCATTTAATTTAAAATCTTCAATTATTGGAAGCATAAATTCTAAAATTTCTTTATCAGCAGAATGAATTTCATCTAAAAATAAAACACTTGGTCTGGCACTTTCCTCATTCTTAATTAAAAAATCTTTTAAAGTATCTTGAGTAAATGAATTGCCAATATAAGAATAAAAATTATATCCTAATTGCCCTTTTCCTATAATTTGTGCTAATGTGGTTTTCCCCATACCTGCGTGTCCACTAATCAAAAAATGCAACGGTTTCTTATTAATTATAACATTCGAAGCCATTCTTACTAATTTTTTAGCTTGAATTTGACCAATATATTTTTCGAGTGTATCTGGTCTATAAATAAATTTAATTGGTTTTATTTCTTGAATAATTACTTCTTTCTTTTCTTCTGGGGCAGTTTCCGGCTCTGCTTCATATTGTTCGGTCTTATGCTCTCTCTCCATAAGAAAAGAAATTCCCAATACATCATATATAGAATTTAAAAAACTCATTTATCACCTATCAAATTAATTATGCCAAATAATTTCCTGCCCATCTTTTCTTTTATCAAAATTTCTTTCACTTAAAAGCATAGTCCAAAATACAAGGCAACTATCGGATTTAATATTAGAAATAGTATGCCTCTTTCCGTTTTCATCTTCAAATTCAATAGGGCAATCATTATGAAAAGCATTTAAAATTAATTTCAAGTCTTTTACTTTCATTCTTCCTCCCCTAAAAATTTACATCCTTCTTCTTTGCCATTACAATCAATCATTTTATTTTGTTTCAAGCACCAGTTACCTTCAAATAAATATTGACAAGGCGTTAAATCCCATATATAACCTAAATAAGATTTTATGTTTTTTTCTTCATTGTAACAAAAAATACAATAAACTATTGTTTCTAAAATTAAAGTTCCTGCCAACTTATCTATCCATTTCTGACAGATAGGACAATATATATTTTCTTTTTTATTATCAAAAATCATAAATAATTCCTTTTGAACCAAGCAACATATTTATCAATTTGTTTTGTTTTTACAGATTCTACATAATATAGAAAAAGATTTCTCTCTCAAACAATATTTATTTCTAAACAATGACAATTTTTTTAAATGACATTTTTTACATTGTTTAGAATAATTCCGGATTAATCTGCCACATTTACATCGTTTATTTTTAGAATAATATTTATCTTTATTTTTCATTTCTTCTCCGATTTAGGTAGCTTTTTAGTCATTTCTGCATTTACTCTTTTATGAATAAAATTATCAAATAATTTAGAAAATCCTTCTTTTAACTCTTGGTCTAAAGATTCTTCTATTCCAGCACAAACTACATCACGCACTTGTAAATATATACTATCAATCGTAAGTTGCATAATATCACTTAATCTTCTAAACGCTTTCCAATTAGTAGGAGTTAATTTTCCCTTTCTTTCTATTAAATTAAACTGCTTTTTAATTTCTTTAGTAATGGGAATGTAATAATGTATTCCACAAAGACGAATATCCAAATAAGCCAGTGCCTTTTCTTTAACGTGGTCTGATAATTCTACGCCTTTGGGTAATTTATAAATTATTTCGCCCATTATATTGATTTCTCCTATCAGTCTCTTTTAGATTTAATATTTTTAATCCTTTCTCACGAAGATTGCCAACTAATAAATCTACATCCATATCTTCTCCAATATTACCTAAAAAAGTAAATCTATCCGGTTTATTTTTTAATACTTCGTCAAATTCTTCCTGCATACTATCTCCTGGCTTCTTTCCGTGAGCCATAGCCAAATCATAAATTTCAATGACAGTATCTAAATCTAAAGTCCAAATATTATTCATTTTATTTTAATCCCGTAAATGAAATTTTCCATCTTTACAATTTAGTTTATATAATGTTCGCTCTATATCACAGATAAAATATCTGTTTTCTCCCTCTTCAACAATTACCGTCTTTACGCCAAATGCTCTCCAAAAATCTTTAATTTTTATATTTCTTTCTTGACAGATAATTTCAACTTCTTTTTGACTATATCCATATTTGCTTTTTGGTTTTGGTAAACTCATTTTTCCTCCACTATTTCTATCGGAATTCCCCGATAGTTATTTAATAATCCATTAGTTTTAAATTCTGCCCAAGAATCATCAAAATCTAATCCAGTATCTATTATCGCCTGTTCTATTTTTAATACTGCGGATTTAGTTAATTGAAATCTATCTGGATTTCTTTCTGATTCTTTATCTAAATAATCTAAAATATTATGCATTTTTATTCCGCATTTGCATTTATTCATTTATTTTAAACCCTCTTTTTTCTAATTCAATTTTATATAATCTGTAACACGCCTGGTTTTTATTTCTTTGGATTATATCAAGAGTATTGTCCCATCCAATTTTAGCCACAGAAGAATCAATATTATTTTTAATTTGCTCTTCTAAATCAAAAGTTATTACATTCTCTAAACTTTGTTGTTCAATGTGCAATTTTTTTCCGCATAAATTACAGAATCTTTGAGACTGTTTTTCTTCTCTTAATTCGGCATCGGTCTTGGTAAACCAGTGCCCATTATCACAATAAAATTTAATTATCATTTTATTTCTTTTGGGAATACTATCTCTTTTCCGTTCCATTCCTTACATCCACATTCTTGTTTGTGTAGGGCTTCTAAACGGTTTTTATATTTAGATAAAGCTTTTTTCCATTCCTGCCCCACTGCATTGTATTTCAGCCAAGCTTCATTGTATTCCTGCCAAGACGTGCCGCACGAGACCCAAGCCTCCTGCCACTTCTGCCAAGCTTTTGCTTGCTTTTGCCCAGTCTTAATAATTCCACCGGGGAGTTTGCCTTTAACAAATTTAAATAGGCGTAAGCGAGTTTCTATTTCGTTTTTGGATTTAGTAGTTTTAATAATGTTTTTTCTTTTATTGTAGTCGTAACAAAACTCTAATAAAACAGTGTGATGACAATGCCAGGTAAAGCCAGCGTTTTTAGCCATTGTGAGCCTCCTTATTATTCGCCCCAATCATTCCAAGAAATACAATACATTCTTTTTCTTCCAAAAGAAATAATCTCAATCTTCAACCTATAAATACTAATAACAAAACATCTATATTTTTTGTGAATTCCTATACAACAACGATAGATTTTCATCTTAAATCCTCTATCTTTTCTCTTTTTCCGGTTACTGTATCTTCTATATATCCGGTCTTTATCCCCAACTCCTTTTCGGCTATTTCCAGAATATAGTTATCCGCCTCATCTTTTGTCTCAAAAGATTTAAGGGGCATTACACCAGATTTATAAGTTACGAAAGCTACTTTAAACATTTTTTTCTTTCTATTATTTCTCTGCAGATTTCAAATTTATCACAAGTTCTGCATCTCAATAAAAATTCGTCAAAAAATACTTCAGGATAATTATCTGGAACAAAAATATTAGATTTAAAACAATTCTTCATCATTTTAAAATCCTCCTTCAATCTTTAAACCATTTTCAGTTATCCGAACAGATTTAGTATTTCCTTTTATATCTACTACTTTCGTAATTATAGGAGAATTGTCTAATGTTTTTTCTAAATTAGACAATCTTGTTTCTATTTTTTCATTCACTCTATCTTGATATGATTTGCCTAACTTATATATAACCCGAATACCTATTGCTATTTCTCTGGAGTGCCTTATATCATATGTATTATAAATTTCCAATGTAGTTTTTTTGGTATCTAATATTCTTACTGCACTTTCAACATTGTATTGAGTTTCCTCTAACGCATTTATCCTATTTTCGTGGTCTTGTAATTGATTATCTTGTCTATTATTTACATAACTATTAAAATCACCAATATCTATTATTTTTTTATCTAAAATATTATCTTCATTTTGTAAATTAGTAACTGTTGCGGGGTCTACATCTTTTCCATTTAAACCATCTGCCCCATTTACTCCATCAAAATAATCAATATTTTTAATAGGCGTATAACCATCCTTTCCGGCTATACCTTGAATTCCCTGGTCTCCTTTATCTCCCTTTAAAGTCGGTATTGTAATTGGGTCTGTCCAAGTGCCTATTTCTGTGCCTCCTTGCTTCTGCCCAGTGCTAATAAAAATATAACCCTGATTATTTTGTGGTGTATTACTTTGCACATTATAATTAGCACAATATCCCAAAGAAGTAAATAATAAAATCCCAATTATTACTAACCAAAAAATTGTTTTTCTCATTTATCCTCCCTCATATATCCTATATTAATAAATTCAATCCCAAAATTCTTTTTAAACCTTTCAATTGTTTGTGGGCTTAACTCTCCGGTAAAATTTATTTTATTATATTTTTTGGTATCTATTTCTTTTATTGGCTCTATTGGGGCAATATTTTTTTGTTTCTTTAATTCAGCCAATTGGATTTTCATTCCTTTAATCTTATGATGTAATTTTATTCTTTCTGAGCTTCCGGCTCTACATTGCAATTTAAGTTTCTTTAGCTGGCGTATTTCTCTTTTGAGATTCTTTATATTGGTATATATAGGAGAAGGGCTATTTACTACGGAGATTTTTTCTCCTATAATCACTTTTACACTTTCTTCTCCTACCGGATTCTTTCTCGGTCTGCCTCTACCTCTCTTTATAATAGGAGGAATATCCCCTAATTCCTGTTTAGTATCATTGCCAGGAGTGAGATTTTTTATTTCAATACTATCCGCAGGAGCTACCTGTTCTCTTTGTTCATCTTCAAGATTTTCTAAAGAAGGCGTTATTATTTTAGGTTTATTTTTTGAGCCTTTTCTTCTGCCCATTATCTATTTCTCCTCATTATCTCTTAACAAATAGAAGTCAATAAATTATCCAGCCATTGATAAAATCGTTTTAAGAAAGTCATATATACCTCCTACTATAAGTATAACACAAATGTAATAATATTAACAAGAGATTTTTTCTGTATTAAAATCCACTATTCCACCGCATTGTAGCCCCAAGAAATGAATTACACCAATCCTCTTGAGTAATAGTTATAAAATAAATACTGCCTTTATAACCAATATCTAAATAAGTATATCGGCAATGATATTCAATCATTCTGTCCTTATCTATAACTTTATATAAAAATTTTTTCTTTAATCTAATTCTCAACATTTATATCTCTCCTTTTTCTTATCCTTTCCAGAATTTGTTTTATGCTCAATAAATCGGCAATTATCAAATTCATAATTTCCGTTCCGGTCTATCCGGTCTAAACTTGCTCGCCATAATTGGTCTGCCTTATCTCTTTCCCATAATAACCTCGCTTCTTTTTTACTCAAAAGAAATTTAATCCCTCTACCGCCATAAGCCGGATAATTAGGGGCATTAACTCTATTACAGCGTTCTTTAGCCCATTTCCAATGCAAGAGCCATTTCTTATTTATTTTGAGATAATCATAATATTTTCTTCTATACTCTGATAAATAGCCTGGGTCTTGCTCCTGGCGTTTCTTCCGGTATGCCTTATAATAATTGGCGTAAGTCTGGGTCATTTAATTACTTGATTTTCATTTTCGCAATATCCTCTACGGCGTTCATTACAAAATATTTCTGGATTTCCGCACCTAATCATATTATCCCCCTTTATATATCGGTTTCTAATGCCTTCTCTGCATAATCTCTGCCAAAAATGCCACCCACTATCTCATAATCAATCGGGCTTTTCTTTTTATCGTATGTTTCTTTTACAATACAATAAACATCCCCATTCGCCCATTGATTAAATAATTCGCACGCTTGCCTTGCATATTCAATACATTTCTTATGCCTGACGTTACCCTTTAATTTCTTTAATTCGTCTAATAGGCAATTGTCTGGTAGCCATACCGCCCAAGCAGACGAAGTGTCCCATTGACATTGCCTACCTTCGCCGGAAATAGAATAAGAAACGCTGGAATGTTCGTATTTATCTATTTTTACAGCGTCGGGATTTCCCTTGCCGATTTTTTCTCTTGTTTCTGGGTCATAGCCCAGAGCTTCGCAATATTTAAGTAATTCTTCCCTTCCCCTATCCTTCCAATGAAAAAAATTCCCATTACCTTCGCCGTTTTCAAAAGGATTCTGTGGGTCATTATCCGGCGTTAAATATCTGGCTTCAAATCCGTCTTTTATTTTCTTTATTTTTAAAGTATCTTCAATCGGTTCAAAAGTAAATTCAAATCCTTCATCACTAACATAAGTTATTTTTTTATTAATCATTTTTTATTCCCCCTTTTAGTATATCTGCCCTAACTTTATTATTCTAAATTCTTTTTCTTCAAATAGTCTATTCACAACTTCATATATTCCCAAAGCACTTTTATTGCCCCAGGAAGTTTTATATCTTTTGGGATTATATCCCCTATCTTCTTTTAACAATAAAATATCTGCGATATTATTACCTATTATAATTTTGTCTGTTTCGGTTATTTCTAACATAATCTCATTCTCCTTTTTTATAAGAAGGCAAGGGAACGCCCTGCCTCTTGTTTAATATCTTGGCAATTCTATACCATTAAAAAATTTAGTAACACCTTCTATGTTTTTTTTGCGATTGTCTGCGATATACCATTCGTAATCTTTTTGATATAAATATACTCCGGCTGGTAAAAATTGATTTATTCGGCTTTTTGTGGTAACTGTTTTATAACCGCCAGAATTAAAAATAATCTTATCTCCCTTATATTGTAAAATATCCGTAGTATATAACCGAATAGTTTTATCGCCATTAATATAATTAATTACCCTGCAAGACTTACTAATTAGTTTACTGCTGGCAATTTCTTGCTCTTTGAATATCTTGGCTCTTGATATTCGTTTAAATTCGCCTATATAAACTTGAAATTGTCCGGCGGATGTTATGCCATAATAAAAACCAGCCCTAATTTTGTTTAAAAATTCCTTAAAATCCAATGCAATCCCCTCACCACCAAAACCGCTATTATCAACAAAAAAAGTATTAACTAATTCATAACCAAATATATCGCCGCTTCCTACTTGTTTACATCCTTTAACGCCTTCGTCTTTATCTGCTTTGGCTCTGTATAACATTTATTAGCCCTCCCTTATTATCACTTCGCTATATTCTATGGATATATAACAACCGTTTTTGTTTTTTGCCAATTACATACTATATTATATACTTTGTTTAGATTAAAAATTCTCATTTTATTATCTCCTATTTTAAAAAAATAAGGCAAGGGGTATGCTTTTAAGTCAGCCTTATCCTTGTTTTGCGATAGCCGACTAACTCTATCTTTCTACGCCTTCTACCTAAAGTATAACATATCTATTCTGCCACG